GGGAGCTACTTTGAGGGAAAACATCAGTTTGACAATAAGATGAGATACGGCTCAGTTTGTTCAGGAATAGAAGCGGCTTCCGTAGCATGGGAGCCGCTTTCCTGGCAAGCCCAATGGTTTGCCGAAATTGAACACTTCCCTTCCGCAGTTCTTGCCCACCGATTCCCCACGGTGCCGAATTTGGGGGACATGACACAGATACATAATACAGAAACATTTAATGGGAACTCAATTGACCTTCTCGTGGGGGGAACCCCCTGCCAATCCTTCTCCGTCGCTGGACTTCGAAAAGGACTTGATGACCCTCGTGGTCAACTCATGTACACCTTTGTTGAACTTGCTGCTCGAAAGAGGCCCAAGTGGGTGGTTTGGGAGAACGTCCCCGGAGTCCTATCCTCTAACGGAGGAGACGATTTTGGAAGCTTTTTGGGATTGCTCACAGGCAGGAAAATTCAAAGCCCTCGTAGAGGTTGGAAAAGCAGCGGAACCATCCCCGGAATTGGTTCGGCCTACGGAGTTGCATGGAGAATCCTTGACGCTCAATACTTCGGAGTGGCCCAAAGACGCAGAAGAGTGTTTGTTGTCGGATACCTTGGAGACTGGAGACCTGCCGCAGCGGTATTATTTGAGCGCAACAGCTTGTCGGGGCATCCTCCGAAGGGCAGAGAAAAGAGGAAAACAACTTCCTCAGATGCTCAAGGAGGCTCTGGAGGCGGTGGCTTTGTCCCACCAATAAGCAATGCCCTTTGCGCTCGTGATTACAAGGGAGCAAGGCCGGAGGCGGACCAAGGCGCACCACTTATAGCGCAACCCATTCCTTTCCGCAAAACCAAGCAAGCGCAGACCAAGGAAGACCACGAAACTTGGGTGGAGGACGAGAAGGCCAATACCCTTAACACCTTTGATGTGGGCGATGTCAGGACCACTCAGGCGGTGGTTCAGCCCATTGCCGTTGATGTTTACAATCAAACTATTAACGGGCATACATTCGCAACAGTAACCGCAGACGTCGGAGGACCAACCCATTCAGGGCCGAAAGTGATGCAACCCATTGCCGTTGATGTGTACAACCAATCCATAGACGGTCAGGTGTCGGCCACCGTAACGGAAGCCGTAGGCGGGTCTAACACTTCGGGACCGAAGGTGATGCACTCAATTGATTTTAGAAACAATCGTTACAACGAAGAACAAATAGCCGGTACGCTGCAAAGCAAAGAGAGCGGTGGTTATTCGCTGAATTACACTACGGGCGTTCATCAGCCACCTATGGCAATCCGAAGGCTGACCCCCAAGGAATGCGAACGCTTGCAAGGATTCCCTGATGGATGGACCCTCATCCCATACCGAGGGAAACCTGCCGACCAATGTCCCGATGGGCCAAGGTACAAGGCTTGTGGTAACTCAATGGCCGTGCCAGTGATGCGGTGGATTGGGGAAAGGATTCAAATGGTGGAGGACTTAATGAAAACCCATCCCACCCCGAAAAATTCGTAACTTTGGAATAATATGGTTTGATATGATATGATTGGGAAAGGCCCTCTGATTTTCAGGGGGCTTTTTTTATTCCCCACTTTTGGTTTCCTTTACGCCACTTATGCGCCACCATGTCCACACCCGTCAAAGTAGTCATTACATACATTGCGGAAGAAAAGGATTGGGACATTGATTCAATCCTTGACGGCAGACCCATCTCCCATCCAGAGGCCCAGAAGGACCTACTGGAAGCGTTCAGGGAGGACCTACTATACATCTTTAATAATTCACACATAACCTTTTCAAAATTAAAGCCATGCCCCTAAAAACAGGAACGAGTAAGGCCACCATTCAGGCCAACATCAAAACGGAAATCAAATCCGGAAAGAAACCTGCCCAAGCCGTTGCCATTGCCATGAGCAAAGCAGGAAAGTCTAAACCCTCAATGAAGAAGAAATGAAAAAGCCAGGATTGTACAGTAACATCAATGCTAAACGGGAGCGCATTGCTGCCGGGTCGGGAGAGAAAATGAGGAAGCCCGGAGAAAAGGGCGCACCCACAGCCAAGGCGTTCAGGGACTCAGCCAAGACGGCCAAAAAGAAATAGGCCCATACAGGCCCCTTTCAGGAAGCGGATGAAAAATATTTTGTCCGCTTTTTTGTTTTATCGGAAAAAGAATTTTCCTTTGTGAAAAAATAACAAAATGAAACTGAAAACGAAAATTGACAAAGCCTTCTGGACCTACAATGTTAGGCCGGAAGAAATCCTGTATGCCGGCCAGTCGGCAGACTACACAATGGTTCACCTTCCCAATGGGAAACGCTTGCGGGTTCTGGGAACGCTTGACGAGTTCCATAAGAAAGCCCCTCACCTTCTGAGGATACACAGGGGCTATCTCATCAACCCTGAGGCCGTCAGGGCCTACACGATTGAAACGGAAACGAACAACATTCATTTCCTTTTCAGGGACGAAACCACCAACCTGTTTATGGGTAAGCCACAGAAGGACCTCCTATCCAAACTGACGGAACAATGGTGATAGGATTTGAAGACTTGACGGCTCAACTGACCGACAAGGAGCTGTCCATGATTCCTCTTCTGGTTAGGACCTTGGAAGGAAGGGTGGGGGCTAAGAACGCCATAACGAATCTGTCGCTCAGAATGTACCTTTCGGGTCAGGGTGTCCTTGTTGAAGGACCTCGTATCCGCAAGATGATAAACCACATTCGGATAAACCAATTGGTTAGGAATCTCATTGCAACAAGCAAGGGGTACTACATTGCAGCCTCTGACGAGGAATTGAAGGAGTACATCAAGGGCCTCAAGCAACGGGCCAGTAGCATCTTGTTGGTGGCCCAATCCTACAAATGATGGAACAGTTCACATTTGAGGAAGTTCTGGGCCGATTGGTAAGGGAACGAACGGATTTGCAGAAGGACCTGGAAGAAGTGATGGCCAAACTTGAGGGGAACAAAAGGCAACATTTGGTCCTCAAGAAGAACAGGCTGGAAATTGAGTTGGCCTACACCAAGGCCGTCATCGGGTTCGTAATGAAGAAACAGAAAGGGTAACGGATATGGAAGCAGAAACTTTAACGAAACACGAAAACGGCAATGAGGCCGCTGGCTGGATTTCTGTAAACGAAAACAAACCTAATAACAAAGACAAGGTTCTTGTAAGTTGTGAGTATGGTGTAACTATGGCAGAATACACACAATTTGACAACGGGAGTGAAATGTGGTGGGCTGTTTCGTGTATTGGAACTTGTGAGGATACCGAACGTGCTGTCCAAGTTACACACTGGATGTCGTTACCGTGTCCGCCAGCTTTTTAACGGCAACTCATTGGCGAAGGCGGGATTTCAGAGTACGTCCGCACAGCCTTGCTTCACAGCTAAATAGTAGTACTCCGTTGAGCATACAGCGTTCAGCCCCGCTTTTGCCAATGAAATGTTGGGCGTAGTTTTTATTATGGAATACGGAATTGAAATATTGAAAACAAAATACTATTCGCTTAAAGAAAAGTGGATGAAGGCAGAAGAAGAAATGAACGAAAATCCAAATCAATATTCCGCACAGCAATTAGACTTTTTTTACCCTAAAATGGAACAAGTAAAAGAATGTTTAAAAAGGCTTGGAGTTGAGGTGTCTTAAAATTACGCCCAACTACGCTGTATGCGAACAATTTCGCCTATTTGACCAAAAAGCGAAACGGAACAACAGGGGCTTCGGCCCCTTTTTCATTTGGCCCACCGCCAGAACCCATTCGTTACGGAATACTCCCGTATCAGGCATCCTGCCACTGATCCTGTGCTTTCCCTGTCCCCTCTGGCGTTAATGTTCCCCTCAAAGGACAGAAAGAACCGTTCCTCTGGGTACACCGTGTACACCATCCCTACATGGCCTATCCGTCCGAGGTACTTATTGAATATGGTGAACAGGTCGGCAATCCGTATCTGCCCCCTGACGGCTTTTTCGGGTTTGGCCCATGAGAGGGCCATGCCGTTCACACCCCGAATGGGAACCTTACACTTGCGGAAGACATAAATCATCATGTAGCTACACCATGCCTGACCGGGCTTTCCCCCTGCCTGTCGGATGACATCATCAAGGAGCGGTCCACGATTGTTTACGGGCCCCTCAGAGAGGCCCACCATAATGAAAGCGTTACGCTTCAGACATCCTATTTGAGCGCAACCAAGGCCGCTATAAGTAAGTGCAGCCCATAGGAGAATAATGCGAGCCATAGGGTCTGGAAATGGTTGTCCTTTGTAATGTTGTCCCTGAGCTTTCCTGCGGCTGAATCCCCGAAGACGGCCTTGAAGAGGGCAGGGGTGTTGATACGGAATCCGAGCGTTCCCAGCACCACAACGATGTAGTAACGGGACGGAATGGAAAGCATATCAATATACCTACCTATCGGGTACAGGGCTGCTGCTTCGTCATGGAGCCATAGGGAAGTGTAGTTGTATATCAGGAGGAACCCGAAGTAGTAAACGGGGGCCAGAAGGACTTCATGCCATTCCACCCAAAGGTCTTTTATGCTGTGGAATAGTTTCATCGGCCCTGTCCTTTGTATGGCTTTGAATGCGATTGTTTAGGGCCGTTGGCCTTCTTGTGCTTCCCTTCCTTCCGCTTCCCGAAAGAGGTCTTCATGGATGAGGCCGTAGTGGGCTTGTTGGTCTTTTTCATTTTTGGTATTTACTTTTAACTTCCTTGAGGCCCTTCACATAATTGTCCACAACGGCATGGTTCCCACTCTTAATGTGTTCCCTCACCCAATCGGCCATATTCTTTGGGACAATAGCCATGTAGCCGTTGCTGCTTTCTATCAGGAGTTCGCCCCCTTCCGCTTCGATGTGCTTACCCATTGATTCCGTATCGGCTTAAATAGTTGAACGCTTCCGCTTGCTGAAAGGGCTGGGCCTGAAACTGAATCGGGCCTCCCTGAACGCCCCCGTAACTTATTGGGCCTTCCATCGAAGATGCGCCCGTTCCCCGTCTGGGATTGGCCTCCCCCTTTAGTTCCTCCCCAAGTTGCCTGTACCCCTGCATCATTGAGGGGCTTACATAGGGCGTTACCTGACGGACAGCCTGTTGGACAGGTCCGAGGTCAAGGGCCTGTGGACGGGTGGCCTGAAAGCCACTAACCCCCGCCTGAATGAGGGGATTGAACTTGTTAATCTTTGCCGCCCCTTGAGCAAAGCTGCCCAATTTAGAACCCTTTGCATATCCCGCATTTCCCGTTGTCATTCCGGCTATGTTTCCTGCCAAGGGTAGGTATGTCCCCACTCCCTGGGCAAGTTTGCTCTCAGGAGAACCCTGACTGATTCCCGCTCCAAGTCCTTTGGCCCCCTGCTGAATAGCACTCCCCGTTGCGGCTCCCCCTGAAAGAACGCCACCCGTAATGGCTCCGGCTGTGGTTCCATACCCTCTCACGGAGTTCTGCTCACGGATTTCCTGTTCGGAACTTCCTCCCGCCTTTTGCAGGGCCTCATAGCCCATGTCTGTGAGTTGGTCCGTGGCTCCCATGGAAATGGTGTCCAAAAGGCCCTCCCCTACGCCATAGGCTCCCGCTCCCAAAGTCTTCCAGAAGCTGCCGGATTTGGCTATTTCGTCAGGCTTGCTGTCGGGGGCGTGGATGCGTCTTACGATGCCTCCTTCCACTTCAATGTCAATACCGCCATCCCTGTGGCTACGGCCACGGAACTGGTCAACTACTTTCCATTTGCCGCCCTGCATGATGCCGGAAATTGGGACAATAGGTTTCATAAGGCAAAGATAAGAATTTATTGGGCCAAAACAGATTTCAGTTGCGTGAAGGTTCCGTCAGGATTGGTTTGATAGGCCGATGTTACCAAGGGCCGTTTCTTCCATATCTTCCACCACTTGTCCCGTTTCCCCTTATACACCACCACCCGAACGGTGTCGGATATGCTTATGGTTCCATACAGGGTGTCGTTCTTTGTGTATAACTTCCCTTCGGGCAGGTAATACACTTTCTCCGTCCTGTCGTATATGGTGGTGTCCCTGCCGGGGGCCAAAACGGGAACGGTGTAACGAAGCCCCGTCTGCATATAGGCCCTCAGCCCGTTTATACGGGTGTCGAATCGGGCCTTTATGTCTTTCAGTTCTGTGGACAAATATTCCTGTGCCTGGTCCTGACTGAGCAATATCGTTTTGGTACGGGCTTCCATTTGTCCGAATCGGTTACGGGAAGTGTCCATGCTGTTACGGATGGCAACGGATAGGCCGCTAACATCCTCCGAAAGAATATCGTTCTGTTTCCGTAGGATACGGTTCTCTACAATCAGAAACACAAGAAGGGCTATTATGCCCCCCTTGATGATTAAGTCTGTGGAAATGGGTATCAAAGTTCCGGTTCGTTTACATAGAACGGGGACAACATTTCCTCCATTGCCTCCCAAGGATTGGCCTTCTTAAAGTCTTCGGGAAACGCATCATAATTGAGCGGAAGGAAATCGGGCAGTTTGGTTTCCTGTTCCAACAGGGAACGGTAGGCTTTGCGGAAGGCTTTCTCTCCGTCTGCCGTCCATTTGTAGCCTCCCTTTTCGTCCCGTAGGATGATGTTGTTCTCCTTGGCGCAATGGTCAAGCCGTAAGTCCTCTATGGCCTCGTCTATGGCTTCGTAACAAGGGCTCAATTTCTTTACCAGTTTCCCAAGTTGAACAACAGGGAGAAGGTCTTGTGCATTTTGCATCCCCTGAAGGATGTTCTGATGGAACGCTCTTAGCGTAAGCAATTTTTTGTTTTGCATAGGAATATATATTTTGGGCAAAGGTAATATTATTTCCTTTGGAATTTCACAGCCTTTGAGGCTACGGATTTCTTTCCTACACAGCCCCAAGCCTTACGGGAAAGGGCATTGGCACAAGGGGGGTTGGCACACTTCTTAATGCCGCTGGAACGGGCGCAGTAATTGTCCCCCTTTGGGGTTCCGGGGGAAATGGAATAGCCCTTGGCCCCGAAGGAACGGGTTTTGCCTCCTATGGTGGTTGTAAATTTCTTGTCGCTCATTGCTTTGTGAAATAATTATACAAAAATAAACTTTTTTCTACCTTTGTCTCATAAATTGGAAATTGAACACAAACAGAAAAGCCCCTTCTTTTAGTTGGGGCCTTTTTTTTTCCTTCTCATTGCTTTCAACACCAAAACAAGAAATAAATTGGTGAGCGATATAATAAACAAGAACAATTCAAGCCGTCAGTCTTCCTCGTCCTTGTCCTTGTCCTTTTCCTTCCGCTTCCGCTTCTTTTTCTTCTCCTCTTCCATACGGTCCAGTTCGTTCCATATCCTTATGGATGTCAGGATGGCCGCTGTTAAGCCCACAAAGATGCTTACCAATAGGTTTACTTCCGCAAGGATGGGGGCAAGGTAAACAAGAAAGGCAAGGTCAAACCCCACCAAAGGAATGTCAAGTAAAATCATCCTTTTAACAGGACAGGCCCAGTCCTTTATGTACTCAATCAAGTGTTGCATATTGAGCCCGTTTTGAAAGTAATGTTTCCACCGTGGCCGAAGCCCAATCGTCCAGGCCGAAAATGTATGCCACAACTTTCGGTCCGGTAAGTTTCTCCCCCCTCCAGGATTTCGCCCCAAGCATCTGCCTGATGGCCCTCTGGGAGTGGTCCACTCCACTCTCCATTCGGATGCGGAATATTTCCTCCCCTTTCACCTGTTGCCGGAACTGAGCCGCTTCACAGGTGATTTTAAAGATGCCGTCCCTGTCAATGGATGCGACAACATTAATGGGGGAACGGGCAGGGCCGTCAATGGATAGGTAAAGGCCAGCATCATACTTGGGCCTGAAACCAAAGGCTTTGGCCCAAAAGCATTGTGGCTTCTGGAAGATGATGATGTCAAGAGAAGTTGGCATGGCTGCTTTTGTTTCGGCAAAAATAGGAATTAATTGAATCGGCCCTCCGAATCGGCCCAAAGAATCTTTTGGGTGACCAAATTGGCTATGATAACGCTCTGATGAAGCATACTCATGTAATACTCAAACTCCGTCATAACAGCATCAGGGCTGTTGCAAGGAACGGGAACCCCCTTGTCGTTCACACAATGGGAATTGTCCGCAATGAGCGACACAATTTTGGGGGGAATGATGTTTATGGGAGTATCATCCTTATCGAAGTAGTTCACCTGAACGGTGAGGTTGATGTTCTCTCCCATAAAGGGAACGGCATTGATAAGCAATCCGGCCATTGTGGCCGTCCTTTTGAACCCGTACACGGGGTCGTTGCTTATGGGTACTGTGATGTTGTAGTTGCTCATGTTGTTATGCGCTTCCTTTCATTAAACCTTTATTTACCAATACAGTTCTTATTTCATTAAGGAGGGTAATAACCCCATCTGCTTGGGCTGCTGTAGAATAGCCCCATGGAGTTGTTTGTGTGGCTGCTGTTGTTGCAACCGCTGCCTGTGCAGCCGCTGCTCTTTGTGTGCTTGCAGTAGCTCCGTGAAATCCGAGTAATTGAGTGGTGCTTGTTCCAATTTGAGTCCCTGCGCCCGAAGTGGACAAGACAAGATTCACGCCCGTTGCAATAGTAAGTGCCGTGCTACTAATCGCTAATGCTGCGGTAGTGCTATTGGGATAGAAATTTATTGTTCCTCCTGAACTTATCCATGTTTGGGCACTTCCTACGCCAATACCATAATCTAATGAAGTAGTAGTATTGTTGGCGAAAAGAACAATTTTAGTACCTGCACTTCTAACAACAGACCCAACAGTAAATGCCGGATTTGCTGATACGCTTCCAAACTGCATATATTGAGCATTTGGAGACCCGCTGAAAAACAATGCTGGAATAGAATTATTTGTTGTTGAATCGGCAGTTAGATTTAACCCCCTTACAGTATTGCTATACTCAAATTGGGCCGCTGCAATAGGACTTGTAACACCCCCTCCGTTATTTGGATAGAACCTTATAAAATTAGGAGCCGAAAGCCATAAAATAGGGCCAGACCCTTCTGTTCCAATAGCAGCATCTATACTACTGGCACTAATATTTGGATAAAATGTTATTTTAGTTCCTGCACTTCTGGTTGTGAAAGATGGCACTGCAATATTGGATGTGTTGTTAAAATTCATCCAATTTATTGTACTACCTCCAATTGTCAATTGAGCATTTGTTGTGCTGCCCGTTGTGGGGGAAATGGAAACGGATGTGGCCGATGCCGGACTGGAACTGAAGACGGCCTGTGCCGAAAAGGTTTTCGCCCCTGTGAAAGTTTGGGCGTTTTCAAGCAACGCTACAGTTCCTGTCAGGGCGGGTAGCGTCACCGTTCCCGATGCCGTTGCGGATGCGTTCAGCGTGGTGGTTCCGCTTGAAGAACCCGCAAGAATAAGTGTTCCTGAGTTAAAGGTTTTTGCTCCTGTATTGGTTTGTGTAGAAGCCAAAATCATATTACCCGCCCCTGCCGCTGTCCATGACAAGTTCCCGCTGGCATCGCTGCTTAGTATCTGTCCTGCCGTAGGGGCCGTTGTGGGCCAATAGTAGTTGATGTTGGCCGCTGCACTTGTGGAAGCCTGTACCGTTGTTGTAAAGGCATTGGAACTATTACGGAATACAATCGTTCCTGTAACACTACTACTCACCCCAACATCCACTCCGCTATTGAATGTGGCCCGTCCCGCTGTGGAAAGGGTGGCTACGGATGGGTTGGCAAGAAGTTTTCCTGTGGTTCCACTAAATACGGCAAAGTTACCGTCCGTTGCAGAACCCGGCCCCACTACATCTCCCGTTCCCGAAACTGCCACCCATGACATTACGCCTCCCGTTGTGGCCGTCAGGAATTGATTGGCCCCTGTCGGATAGGCATTAGGAAGGGTGTATATCCCCGCTCCCGTCACCGTTGCTGGAGCCAGAAGGGAAACGGACCCCCCACCATTCACGCCAAGAACCAAGTCGGCTGAATTGCCGCCCCCTGCCGGAATTGTCAGGGTTTGGGTGCTGTCTATTAGGGCTACGGTTCCGCTTTGGTCAGGAAATGTGTAGATTTTGGTCGAAGTGGTGGCGGAAAACAAAAACTCGCTTTTAAAGGCATCTGTATCAAAAAAAACAGACATCTTTTTATCCCCGCCCTGTTCCCGAAAGAAAAGGGTGGCATAATTGTTTATACCCGTAGGGGCTGACCCTCCCGCTTTCCTGTAATGGGTGTGGCCATTCGTGGCATTATCCCCAAACTGAGGGCTGTAAAGGACAGGATTGGTGCTGAACACAAGGTTTGTGGTAGTAGTCCCTGTTGTTCCTGTGGCCCCTGAAAGATACTGAACCTGTGTCGTTGTGGTTGTGGAGGCTATCGGTAGGCCATTGGCATCACTCACCAAGGCCCTGTTTGCCGTTGGAGCCGTCAGGCCGCTTACGGCTGTTCCACTTGTGGCATAGTAGGCCAACTGATATTGCGTTCCGCTATTCACGGTTCCACTTCCAGTAGGAGAGGTCCACACCCCATCCGCCCGAAGGAAGTTTGCAGTTCCCCCGCCTGATGCCGGAACAACGCCCGAAAGGGAAGAGGAAAACTGATTTATCAATGCCGTCAGTTGGGTTTGCGTAAGGGCTATGGGTGTCGCTGAACTTCCTGTGTTGTTCCCTATTACGGTGTTGGCAGGAAGATTGGCCATCTTGGCAAGCGTAACGGCTGCGTTAGCTATCGTTACGGCTCCCGAAACGGCTATCGTTGCGTCCCCTGACATGGCCACCCACTTGTTCCCCGTTGTTGCTGCCGTGTCGGCCATTAGGAATGTGGCATTGGCCCCTATGGGCAATCGGGCAAGGGCCACTCCTGTATGCGTCAACAGGTCGCCCTTGCTTGTCAGAATGGGAACATTTGGCGAAACAAGCCCTATTTCCCCTGTGCTGCTATTTATAGCAAAATCAGAGGCGTTGAAGTAAAGCTCCTGTACCTGACCGTTCGTTAAGGCATACCGCCCTAAAACGGTTTGGCTCTGAACATTCTGTATCTTGGGATAGGTGACGGCCCCGTTGGCTATTGTAAACTGAGCCTCATTGGTTCCGCTTACAATGGCGAAACTTGCCGTCAGGTCCCCCGCCACAACAGAGTTTACGGCTGCGCTGGCGGTGTTCCCCATAAAAATGGTGTTCACGGCCAAGGAATCTGTCAGGTAGCCGTCAAGGGCATCCTGTAGGCCGTCTATCTGCGTTATGGGGAAGTTGAACCCTATGTCGGCCAATACCAAGGCCCGAAAGCCCGGTGTTGCTGCCGATCCTGTTGTCGGTCCCGCAAATACGGTGTTGGCCGTTTGGGTTTGTAGCGTAAACCCTACAATGGGGTTTATGGCCGTTCCCGAATTGACAGCGTTGAATATAGCCCCTGCCGGAACGGTCATGGTAACGCTGTTCACTTGCCCCCCTGATGCGGATGCTACGGTGGTGACGGATGTGAGCCGTCCCTTGCTGTCCACGGTGACAATGGGAATTAGTAGGTTGCTTCCGTAGGTTCCCGCTGTCACTCCCGAATTGGGAAGGTCCGATGAGGTGATGGTTCTGAATGTGGGAACCGTTCCGTTTATCGTACTGCTTGAGGCAAGGAACCTGTTTGCGTTCTGTGTATTGAGGGAAACATCCAAAACAGCCGCCCCCGTCTGAGGACTGGTTGTTGTGGTGAATACCGTTGTTGCGTTTGTTGTCAGCGAGACAGAGGCCACACCCGATGGGTTGGCTATAACATCGTTTATGTTGGCGTTCAGCTTCTGTAAGGCCGTCAGAATGGTGTCGGAAGAAGAAATGGCCGCAGGACTTACAGCCCCGTTCCATCCCGTCAATAGTTTCCCTATTACGGCTGCATTGCTCAATACAGGGTTGGGATAGGTTCCCGACAATTCACCCCCTGCTGCTATTCCTGATATGGTGGATATATAAGGGGTGTTGTCGTAACTTATTGTCGTTCCGCTTATCTTGACGAACCCGGTCCCCGATAGGGCGTTCTGCTTGGCGTTCAGGGCCGCTGTTATTCCTGCATTGGATGTATAGCTGCCCTGTAAGTTGGCCCAACTAATATCCCCAAGGACGGCAGCATTGTTCACTTTCGTCACTTGGGCCTGTGTCAAATGGTAGTATTCCCCTGCCGTTCCCCCTTGCAGCCCCGAAAGGTCATTGTGTATGCCCTGATAGGATAGGGTGTTGGCGTAGGTGGTTACGGAAGGGAAATAGGGCGGAAGAGGAACATCCAATAGGTTCCCTATGTTTATCAGGGCCGTAAGGGCATCAAGCCGAACGGATTCCGAAAGGGAGGTGTCATTGGCCGTTGTCTTGAGGCCGCTCATCATACTGGCCCTTTCCAGTTCCCCTTTGGAAACGGCCTGTGAAATGGCTAACGCTGCTTTGGCGTTGTATGTTGAAAGGTCATCAAGAAAGTTTGCCATATTAACAGTTACAGGATATTTCTTGTGCGGAACAAATTTCTTTAAGTTTTTCGTAAATTTCTGTGGCGGTGGTCCATTCCCCCGATTCCATAGCGTTCAGCATTCCTACATACATGGCATACACTTCAAGGTAGTCCTCGTTGCATTTGCCACACATAACGCTCTGTAAGAACTCGTAACGCATTCTGTTGAGGCAGTTCTGAACGAAGCTGTCCACCATTATGCCGGAACTTGCCAAAAACCATCCATTCTGAGTGGCAAGGGAAACATATTCCAGTCCGGGAGTGTAGGTTTCTGTTATCGGTGCGCCCACCAAAAAAAGCTCATACAGGCCCGTTATTACATTTCCGTCCTCATCCACAGGAAGAGATAAGGAATATTCATAAGGGGCTTCTGCCTGGTCTGGTTGCGTGTCAGGACCAAGAGTTAGGTTGGGGTTGGTTTTGTCGCTTTTTATTCGGTAAACCGTCCACAGATAGAGTGCGCTTCTTTTGGGCCTCAATGGGTCAAATACGCTGCTTTCAGGGTTGTATCCCGTTGGATTTGTGGTGGCATTGTATGTCCCCGTTCCATCCGTAACATCTATCTGAGTTTGGTCTGTATTGATTGTAAGCACCCCCCAACGCAACACAAGGTCTTTAGGAGATTGTGCATCAGGAGTAACAAAGAATGCCACCTGTTGGCTTGAAACCAAAAAGACAGGGGAATTTGCTGCTGTGACAAAGAAAGCATCCTGACGGCTTCCTGTGAGGAATATGTTTGCCTCGCTTTTCGTAACGAAAAAGGCATCTGAACGCTGGCCTGTTTGAAATATGGAAGAGTTCCCTACTGTGTTAAAGAAGGAAACTTTCTTTCCGTTTGTTACGAAAAATGCTACTTTTTTTGTAACTGTAGGCATTGTTTATTAGGCTGTTCCGCCCGTTCCTGTATTTCCTGAACTTGTTGAACCTACACCAAAATATCCTCTTTGTACCAATGAGTTGTTTGACTGACTGGGTTCCACCAAAAATTCAGTAATGTTTTCCTCCGTAGTGATACGATAGGCAGTTGTGCTGCTTAAGGTTTGTCTTGGTGTTGCTCTCAGCCAAATGTAGTCTGGAATGTCTGCAAAAGTAGGCCAACGGCTTGTTGTTCCACTTGGGGTAAACACATTCTCAACCCTGATTGTAAAAGGAATGTTTGCAGCCGTAGCCGTTGAAACGGGTATTCCAACATCACTTACACGCTCCAGTTTGGTTGTGGATGTTTGATTGTCGGCATTTTCGCTGTTGGAGGCCCTCCAAGTTGTCAAATCGGGAATGTATGCCTGATTGTTTGGCAATCCTGTTTTCTGTGTAGAAACCCGAATGAAAAATGGTTCCGTAATTGTCAGAATGGTTTTGGCCGCATACAATCCATTTGCACCGGGTGGCGTAGCCAATGGCGTATCCGTAAGTTCAAGTGCCGTTGCATTTGTAATGCTATCAATTTGGCCCATCAAAACGAATACCCCTGCATTATCGAGGTAGTACAGATATTCGCCCGGATTAAACAAAGTGAAATCTGTTGCAGTACCATTGACGGTGTTTCCAGCAAAGGAAGAAAAGGTTCCATCCGAATACAAAGGAGCTACAATTTCTTCAGTGGGCGCATTTGTTGTTCCTCCGCTGTTTGAGGTTGCAAGCCCTTGGTTGTTTTGATTAATTCTGTAATAATTAATCGTTGCGTTGTATGCCATTTTTTTTGTGTTGTTTATTCTGGAATGTATCCTGCTGCAATTAAATTTTCACGGGAGTAGTTTAACCCTGCCCTGATGCAATTCAAATTGAAAAATTCTTTTGCCATCAATTTGTACAAGGTGTTTGGAGCAAATTCAGACCCGCTGATTCCTGACCTGTCAAGCAATGCGTAAGCAAAGTTTGGAATGTTTGCCGAGGATGGGAAATACAATCGGTCATTCCCTACTGTTACACTTGGCCAATTGAATATTGCCCTTATGGAATAGGAAAGATTTTGAATTGGGGGCGTAGCCTGAACAGAAGGAAAGTTTACATCGCTGTAACGCTTTAGATTATTTGTATTGCTATCGTTTATGTCCCCGTACTTTCCGGGAGGGTTTATAAGCCATTGTGCCCAATTAGGGAGAGCAAACTGAGTACCACTTCCATCCAAACGAATAACGGGAACCCTGATTAAAATATCATCCCGATTGGAGATTATTACCTTGGTTTTCCCACAATTAGCCCCCGGTGCGGATATCGTTACAGGCGAACCGCTTGTTAATGTCATAGCCGTAATTGTAGATACGGTGGCTATTTGCCCCAACAATACAGGCTCGTTGGATATATTGTCGTAGTAGAACAAATATTCTCCAACAGAAAAATCCCGAAGAAAATTGGTGTTAGTCCCCGATATTGCCACATTGCCCGAAGTTGCAGTTATTTTTCCTGTCGCAAGGGTTACGGGCGTTATGATGTCAGTAAGAGAATTGGCCGTCCCGCCCGTAGGAGTGTTGGCTACATCAATGTTCTGAACAGTGGCTTTGGCAAATGTGATGCCCGTAAGAATTTGAGATATTTGGTCTATTGCCATTTTCGTAGGAATCTATTCGCAAAAATACAGAATTTTAGTTACTACTGCCCCCTTTGAAAATTAATTCTTCCATTTGATGGATTTGTGCCCACCGATTCCATATATGGTCGGGTAACCGTTCCGTCAAATCATCCCCCTCCACGCCCTCTATCGGGTGTATTTCAACAGGAAAAATATCCCGTGCAAGTTCCTCTATCTCCTTCCTGTCCATCCCGTCCTCAACAGGAATGATTTCCATGTATATGTCCTCTATTCCCATCCGATACAACATTCGGGAAAAGGTTTCGTCAGCAAAAATAATCACAGGCCCGTTCTTCTCTTCCCATTCAAGGGCCGAAACTATTAACGAGGCCGTTTCCTTTTCGCCCATAGGAATCATATCCTTTGTTCCTATATGATAGCCCACTTTTACTTCCATATGGCAAAGGTATCAAAAAAAAGGAGGCAAAATGCCCCCTCCTTTTCTCTTTTACAAAATGAAAGTTTAGTTATGAATAATTCTGATATGTGTAGGTGAGCAACTGATTGGCCGTCACCGTATCATTAACGGCCCCGCTCTGCCTGTATTGCACTTCCTGATAGAACGCCAATAAGGTTTGGGTTTTCAGGGAAGGTTTCACACAGCCCCCCTGAATGTCAAACTTCTGGGAGGCTATGTATTTGTCGTACAGGGTTTGCAGGGTGTCCATTAGTCTTCGATTTTGGGCCCTCTACGGGCTTTGGAAGTTGTTGTCTTTGCCGCTTCAAATGTTTCCCGGAAGAACTCAATTACATGATTCTGAAATTCATCAGAATGTTGTGCGTACTTGTAAGCATTCACAGCAATCACTTCGTTGTTGTCCATCGGAATCGGTTCGGCAAATTTACAAATTTCCCTGCCATCATAACGCATCAATTTGTCTTCCGTACAAATCAATTTCTTGTTGTTCAATCCGTCATGGACGATTGCGATTTTGTTCACCTCATCCAAACGCTTAAGGGCCTCAGAAACTTCCTTGTAGCTGCCGTCCTCTATTTTCTTAATCAGAATGGCACGGCTTCCCTTCGGCTTACCCACAAGGTCAGGACGGCCATAGAAAGGACGCTCATACTGAGAATGGGCCATAAGGATGTTCAAACTTGCTTCACTCAGGTCCTTGAGTTTGTTAAGCAACGAAAGTTTCACCTCAAAGTTTTGGGTGATACCTGTGCTTTCGTTTTCGGTGTCCACAATTTCAAACTTCCAACTCCTGCGTTCCAGTCCCGAAAGAGGATCGGTCCGCATCTGAGGGTGTAACTGAATGGCAAAGAAACGCTCCCTGTCGCCCACTCTGTCGCCCATAAAGGTAAGTTCCCCTTGTTCGCTGAAAATGGGCCGTCTGTAACGGGGATTCCCATCGCCATCATATCCCTCCAGAAACCCCACCTGATAAGGCTTACGGTTCCATCGGATGGTCCAGGGGGACGGGATGCCGTGCTGTCCAATCTTCTTCACCATCCCTGACGATACGGGACGGTTCATGTCCTGAGAGGTTCCCCTTATTTCAAAAACATTGAAAAACAAACTTGGATTGAGCCTCACTTTCACGATGTCGCCCGGCTCAAGGCTAATCAGTTTGTCTTCCACTTCTTGGGGCCATGTATTGATTTCATAGATGCCCTCCCGTGTTGATGATACTACGCTCATAGTGCTGTTTTTTTGTTATACATTTTTGCAAAGAAACAAAAAAAGGGCCAACTTTTCAGAAGGCCCTCTTTTTTTCTCACCATTGTGATTAAATGATGGTTCCGCCAAAATACAACTTGTTGGCAAGCATGGTTTGGGCAGCGAAGTTTTCGTTGTTCACGATTTGATACTTCATTGCGCCAAAGTGTGCAGGGTCACGCTTGATGATTTGGTTCATCACGGGAGTACCACCTGTAGTTACAGGGGCCTTCAATTGAAGAACACGGAACATCGGAGCGGTAACGGTGTAAGAAGTATTGGTCAGTTCACGGGGAACAGCTACTTCCTCCTTCGGAATGATACAGAAAGAGTTGGCCCAGTATCCGTCATTCAGGCTTGTTCCGCCCAAATCAGGAGAGTACATGGCCTTGTGTGCCCACTCAGAAGCCTCGTTCAGGTTCACCTTGAACTTGCCAAGAGTGAACTGACCAAGGGATTTCTTCAAGCCTGGACGACCTGACCCGTCATTCATTTCACCGGAAATGAACTGAACAGCACCACCTGTCAATGGAGCCAAGGCGTTACGCTGAATGCTCTGAAGGAAGGCATAACCACCCCACAGGTCAAGTTCAGTACCAGCACCACGGTTTTGGAGACGGATTCCGATGTCCTCAAGGTCGCTCATTTGAACGCCACCTGCTACATAGTCATCGGTAAGACCGAAAGCCTGAGCAGCAGATACGAAGCCAACGGTGGTTTGCTTTCCTCCGTAAGTTTCTCCACGGCCACGGGTGATGGCAGCAGACTTGCGAAGCATTGCAGTCATCATGGCATCGGCAAAGATACGAGGGGCAAGGATGGTTTGACCGCCTTCCAGTTGGAACATGAAAGACTGGTTGTAAGTATCCTGACCAACAACGGCAGAACCTGTACTCATGTACTGGAATGAAACACCGAAACGAGACCATCCACGGACAGTACCGTTAGGGAAATCCCCATTAGGGTCGTTTACGGCATCCTGTGGCAGAAGGGTGTCGCCAGCAGTTACTGAACCAGAAGTAAGGGTTACATCAGAAGATGCAGCAACGGTGATACAGAAGTTGCCAGCACCAGGAGCCACCCCACCAAATGTAGTATTAATCGCTCCAACACCTGTCACATTAAGGATAAGTGAAGGAGAATCGGCAACCTGAAAGTTTTGGCCAACGGTGGCGTAAACATAAGAGGCAGAGTTATAGACGATGCCCTGAACAACCAAAGTTGCAGTTGCACCGCTAATGTTGCCAATTGACACCACAGTAAGGGTGTTCAGAACCGATTCCTGTTCAGCGTGGAACTGTTGCGTGGTGTTGGTTTGAACGCCTACGAACGCTTTGTTGTCCACAAGGTGAGCCATAAGGCCGTTCTCAATAAGCTGCCTGTCAGGGTAGCGGTCAAGAAGGGTGGGCCAGAAATCACGGACAAACGATACGCTATCTGCAAGTCCGGAAAGGGTAGCGGCATCCGCTACGGATGATGGAGAGGTGGCTGTTGCACCTGAAAAAATTGGGCCTGTTGGAAGTGCCATTTTCTTTTTTGTCTAAAGGGTTTTGTTAAAAATTACTTTGTACCCCCACAATCCTCATTCCCCCAATGGTCGGACCTTTTGAGCCTACCACTTGCTTGGGGTCTATCGGGGCTGTGTTCGGGGGCGGTATCTGATTGTTCAGAGTGCGGTTCATTGCCTCAATCGCTTCCTTCGGAGCCGCTCTACGGGCCGCTTCCAGCATCGCCGGAATCTGACTTTTGAGCATTTCCAATTCCGCCATGGCAGCAGCAGCCTTCATGTTAGGCCACACATTGCCCTCTTTATCGAGGCTTAATGGAACATCATTGCTGTACACAATATCCTTTATCTTTTCCGGGTTCACTGCCGGGTACTGATACCCCGGAATTTCCAGAGGCAGTCCTTCGGCCTTTAGTGAACCAATCCCGTCTTCCACAAGTTGATTGAATGTGTTTTGATACCCATCCATGTCGAACTCCTGACTTACAGGACTTTTTGCGGCTTCGATTTTCCCCTTAATCTCATCCTGTTGAGCGATGCGTTGCTGGCGGATGCCCTCGGCTTGCCATGCTATTGCATCGTAGTCCTCCTCAGAGAGTCCAAGATTTTCGGGTATCTCAAAGTCAATATCCGGATATTGCTTTCTCAGATGTGCTTCAATGTGTCTGTCGGTGGTGGCCCAAGGATTTGCCTCCTTGAACGCTTCCTTTATCAGGTCCCCGACTGACTTTTTACTGAAATCCTCATTCAACATAGCAAGCGTTTCGGGCTTGTTTATGATGTCAAGAATTTCTTCAGGCATTCTGTACTCCACTTTGGGAGCACTTGCCTGTTGCAGCTTTGCCTCCATTTCGGCCAGTTGCGAACGAAGGGCTTCTATGTCCTCATTCGTTGCGGCTGGGGCCGTTTGGTCAGGCGTATTCTGCTCCGGTTGGGATGGGTTCCCCTCCAAGTTCTGGGGGTAGTTCTCCTCCTCCGGCAAACTCACTTTCGTTACCTTGAACGGGTTGTCCGCCAGGGGGAACAAATTGCTCTGCTCCGATTCCGGATTCTGCTCCTGCTGGTATTGCAGGGTTTCCGCTTGTTGGTTGTTGATTACCTCCGCCATATATTTGTTCTATCTGTTGGTTTATTTTTTGCAAAATTACATCAGGATTTTGAATATTCGTTGGATTTGTGAAAGCTGCCTTGGCATATTCGCCTACAACAGTTCCCATAATCTTCAATAATTCCAACTTTTCCTTTCCCTCCTGAGCCTGTCTGTTACTCGCCATTTGGCGGTCCGTGTTGGCTTGGTCTATCTGTTGCTGCATCATGGCCTTCTTCATTTCCGTCCGCTTCTGCTGAACGGCAAGGTAGCCCCATGCTTGCTTCATGTTGTCAATGATTTTCAGATAGGCATATTGGTCCATAGTTAGGATTCCTGCCGCCATGGCCTCCTGTGCTTTCGCATACAGGTCCTGCCATTCCATATCCGTAGGAAGGGGTTCCACAACAAGATTGGGAATCTTCCCATCGGGATTGCCGGAAGGAATCATAAACTGACGGCTGTTCATCACCCCTGCCTCTCCCGTTTGCAGGATGTCGTACATCAGGTTTTCCCACAGGGAAGAATACAAACGGATTTTCGCATCCATAAGGCCCGAAAGGACATTGTCGCTTCCCTGAAGGAGCATTTGGCTTACAGCCTTTCCCTGTTCGGGACTTACCCCGCCCCCTGTGTCAATTTTGGGAACGCCCACGACATCATGCAGCAAATTGATTTGCTGAAGGAGAAGGCCCCAAAGAACATTCAGGTTGGCCCCTCCGTCATTCCCTATCATGGTAATGGCATCCTTTACAGACGCATTGTGAAAGCCACGATAGGCCGAAGAAGAAACCACCCCAAGGCCACGCTCAAGGAGCGTAGTCATAAGGTCCTCTGCCGTCACCGTATCCCCTTCCTTGAGGGCAAGGTCGGCAAGGGCATCCTGGTCCACCCGTATCATCCACGGAAGGAACTCCTTCACATAAGTTTTGAACTTCTTGAAAGTATCTTCAATAGCATCAATGTGGGGTTTGGCCCTGTCAATAATGGAGATGGTTTCACCCCTCACCATACTGCTTTGATGCCATACAAAGGAGCCATACACCTTAGCGGCATTCACCTTAAAGGCATCCTCGTTATTGGTTACGATGGGCTGACGAACACCGGGCTTAACTCCATAGTCATAGACATATCCGCTTCCGCAAATATACTTCCCCCCGAAAAGGTTCTGAACCTTGGCTGTATATACATCACCATCCTTTCCGGGAGTTTTCTTGGTATATCCATTATACGCTCGTCCGTTCTTAATGTTGGTGTAGAGAAGGTCTGTGGAGACATACTCAAAATCCATGATGAGAACATAATCCGTATAGGTGTTAGTGAAAGTAGTGAGGTAGTTGTTGTTGTTATTGGTCCAGAAGTAGAGCCAGTTGTATAGGATGGAGAACTGTCCCCCTCTCAGGTTGTTTAATTGATTGTCCGTAAGAAACTCCTGAGCTTCGATACGAACCTGCTCAAGAGGTACAGGACGGATTCTGTAACTCCAAACAATGTCACGCCCATCAGGATAAAAGGACATACTATGGCCACTATTAAGTGGATCAAGCCATTCGATTTGCCGTTTGCCATTTACTCTATTGATATAATATCCCATTGTTCCCGTTATGGCATCGTCATAGTCTGCCATACGGGCAAGCACTTCTATATTGCTTTCCTTTCCCACCTTTTGAAGGGCAAGTTCAAGGAACATTTCTTCTGTGAACTGGGGCATACATTGTAGCATGATTTCCAGTTCTGTTGTGTCTATGGGAACTTCATCGGGGGTAAGCCCAAGGGGAGTGAGGAACTGATTCATATCAGCCCCCTGCTGTTTTAGCACCATTGCCACCTTCATTTTGGCTTCGATGTCCTTTCGTTCCTGCATGGAGAACGCATCAATCATGGACACGGAAGGCTTAAACTTTTGTCGGTTCAGTTTACCGACAATAGATTCAAGGATGGTGGAAGTGAGTTTCATGTTCCTCAGGTCGGCTCCCAGAAGGGTTTGGGAATCGTTGGCTCCAAGGTTGTCAATGGGCTGAACGGTACGGAGGTAGGATTGGTTACCTACGGCATATTGGTAGTTTTCGGCCCATTTCCTTCGGGGGAAATTGGGGCTTTCTATCTGCATCAGATGCCACGATTCAAGCCCTTGTGCAAAACTTTTGCCAAAGGACTCGTCCTTCTTCTTCTCAAACGGGGCGGTGAGGTCTGGTGCGAACATTTATTGGCCGAAGTTATAGTAGGGCTGTCTTATTGGACTTTGGATAAGCATATTGTTTGGCAATGCTTTTCTGTATTGCGGCATAACAGATGTGTTATACAAAGGGTTTCTTATCAAGAACTCCCTTTCAGTTTCGCCCGTGTAAGGAGCCGCCATCATTGATGGTTCTCTTTCAAGTCCCGTAGGAGTTGGTCTTAATCCCGATGGGGCGAAAGGTAGGTTACGGGGAACATTGTCCGTAGCAGATGGCCTGTTGTATTGAGACTGATATTCCTGATTCTCTCCATATGTCATTGGCGTACCCTCCGATGGGATTGTCATATCGGGTTTCTGCCCTTTCGTAAACTGCATCCCTTGTATTGGCATAAAGGCCATAGCCCCCTGAATGGGAGCCATTGCCGCCTGTGCGTTGTATTGCCTTCGGGCCGCATCCATAGCCGCCATGTCATCTTCCCATCTACGCATCCTGTTCTCCCGCCTTGCGTCAGCATTCATGGAAACGCCCATCAGTTCGCCCTGTGCCTGTCTTTGGGCCTGTGCGCCCCTCATGGCAAGGTTCCGCCTTGCGGCCTGTCCCTGTATGTTCAAACGGGCCAATAGGTTCATAAGGTTGCTTGGTGTCGCCACCCCTCGCTTCCCTGCCGCTATTATGTCGCCCTGTTGTTGGGCCATGCCCTCCATTTCCTGAGCATAACCGGGAGCCAAAACAGAAGCGGCCCTTGCACGGGCATTGGCAATCTGTTCCTGCTCAATAGGCGTAAGGCCCGGTGCGCCTTCCTCAAGAAGCCGTTGCCGTTCCCTTCTAAGCCTTTGGGCCTCAATTAGGCCGGGAATGCTCCCCGCAAATGCAAGCCCCGCTCCAATGGCAGGTTGTTGCCAGTTTTGTATTGCCATTTTTACTGAACGATTGAATTGTTGCCTTTTACTTCCACAAAATTGAGCTTCACAAAGGTGTTCGCATCAAATGCAAATTTAGAATAAATTATTCGGCTTTCCATTATTTTTCCTGCAAGCAAGCCGCCCGTTGTATTCGTGGCCCTTCGGATGGCCGCTTCGTAGTCCCCTTTCCGCTCAATGAAATAGGACGGAGACAGGGCCGATTCAAGAGGAACGCCCCCGCTATCAGCAGGACAGGACAGTTCCACGCCCGTAGGCTTGGCCCCAAACACTTTGATTTGGTTCCATTGCTTTACGGAAGCAGGAGCCTCGTTGGTTACAATGGTAAGGGACGGATTCTTGAAGCCCCCGAAAAGGAAATTGTTGGCCACGCCCTGCGCTTCCACATCCGAAACATATATCCTTCCCTCAATGAAGTAATACTGCTTTGTAGGAAGGCCCGTTGCCCTTTCGGGGTATAACAGAATGTCTTCCTTGATGGCCTGAAAGTATTCCCGCTGCCCCTGAAAGGTTTTGTAACGCTCCGAAAAGACAGCCGTGTTCTTTTCCTTTCCCAACAAATGGATTTCGTCCGTCATTTGGTCGTACCATGTTATTAGTAACGAATTGTCGTTGTAGGTTCGCCTTAGAAAGTTCCCGAACGAATAGGTGAGGCCAAGCCTTTCAAGTCCGGCATTGGTGTAACGGATAAGGTCGTTCACCACATCGCTCCACCAGTAAACGGTTCCAAGGGGCGTTTTCGTTACGCTCATAGGACGGGAACTTCCATATTGCCCCAATAAGGGCCGCTGAGAGGCCAAGTAGGAATCTGTAGTGGTTACATTGTTGCTCCCGTCCACATTCGTTAATTGGATGGCATCATAGTAAAAGGAACTCACCCCGTAGGTTCCTATGGCCAACAGTATCCCTGGTTCCCTTTGGGTGGCATTGGTGGTAACAAGGGCCGTAATGGGACCGTTCTCAGCAGGGGCCAATCGGAAGTCAAGGGAGTTGAACTTGTTAAGGCCGTTCACTTGGGTTCCCTGTACGATGGGAAGGGAAAAGCAAATGGAACTGTTAAGCCTTCGGTTGCGGACATCCTTGTAGTCGGTAACATTTTCCTGCCCTATGTCCTGATTCCATGTCTGAGCGTAAATGTCTCTGGGGGACATGGAAATGAAAGTTCCGTACCATGCGGTGCGGTTCATTGTGATGGGTTGGTCAGGGTCAATTGTAGGACTCTCTCCGAATTTTGGCAGAGTGTAAAGATTTAATGGTCTTGAAGTAAACGGATAAACCTTGTTTACGCTACTCATGCTTGCGTCCCCTGTAATAATTCCTTTCACCGAATTATATTGCTTTATTTCCGTTTCAAATTCCTGTTTGGTATAGGTCTTTTGGGTGGTATAAACGGTTTGGTCGTCCTCGTTTATTTCCGTTGTAAGGGTGAAATTGTAGAAAAGGGAATATACATTCGTTGGGTTTTTGGCCTTGCTAAATGAATCTGTATTAGGCCCAAAAACAGCGACAGGAATGGAATAAGGTGTAAGATTAATTTCAGGTTCGGCACTTGTTAAATTTGGATGTCTTAATATGGCAGCATCCGCTTTTATAAAAATGAATTGATTGTTTATGGTATAAACAGGAAACTTTAGGTAATTCAAATATCTTCCTGCATCGTTTTCATCGGGCTTCCCATACCAATAATCGTTATAGGCAAGTTGTGGGTCCAATATTTCAAAAGAGTATGGATTGTATATTGTAACATACTGATTCCCAGTATTGTTGAAAGGTTCGCCATTGTTGAAAAAAATCACATACCCCTTAAAGGTGTATTTTTTGTTTTGTTTGTCTTCGTCTTTGCTCCATATAGTGTTTAGGTCGGTGTTCCTTGGGTTTTCTGGTACTTGGTAATAATAAAACTTCCCTTGAACGGTTACAAAAAACCTTGCCTCTTGCTTTTCATTTTCATACCAAAGAAAAACTTGTCCTATGCTTTGGTTCATAGATACAATATTCTTGGCCTTGCTTCTCACTATATTCACCCTGCTCACCCAATCGGGTAGCGTGTTGTTTTTTAAAGTTATTTTGTATGGGCAAACTGTATTGTTATTATCATCTTGGCCATACCCAACAACATTTATATATCCGCCATTATTGTGGTCAGGACTGGATTCGTATAATACAACCGTGTTATTTGATGCTGTTCCATTTAGGTTAAATGTATTGCCATTCAAATTCACTACCTTTTGGTTTAATATCGCAGCCACTACTTCTGTAGTGTTGGTTACGGGATAGGTGCGACCAAATTTGTCCACAAGTTCCACCCCGATTGTATATCTTCCCCAAGGAACAAAAGAGTTGTATTGTAGATTGCCTGCTTCTATGGCATTAAAAATCCTTCTGTCATTCTGTTCAAAAAATGCACCAAAGTCTGACCCTGCAATAGCCACCGATTCAATTGCTGCCTCAACCGTTATCCCTGTGTCGTACTCGTAGTCCAACACATAGTTCCCATGGTTTACCCTGTTCTGGGCCACTTCGTTGGTAACGCTCAGTAACGGAACCGAATCGAATCGGGCATCCGTTATGTCCGAAGCCACCGTGTTCTTTATGGCCGTCAGCACATTGCTGAAGGTCCAACTCCGAACCACCCCCTCGTTCTTCTGATACTGAAGTTCCCTCCATACCCCATCGTTCCCGTTCCGTATCACTATCACTATGGCCCGTATCATTGAAGAAACCCGCCCATAGGCGTTCCATTCACTTTCCGGAATCGTTATCGTAACATTCTCCGTGGCCCAATTCAGGGCCGTAAACGGACCCAAACGGCTTTCCTCAAAGTTGTCGTACACATAGTAATACGAATACTGTAGGCCCGTTTCCGTCTGTGTTTTGTTCTGTATCGTTGCGCTCCTTTGGTCAAGGTTCAATACGGGACTAACCACCAAAGCCTCCCCAGGGGGACGCTTTATCTGCGTGTAGTGCCAGTCCTCAACAGGGGTGGGATACACATCGTCCCCGCCCCCCGTCTGCGTCCGAACACCCTTCTCAATGTTCACCATCCGGGGCGGATTCACATTGTCGGTAAAGTACAGCTTCCCGTCTATTACCGCTATCGAAACATTGTATTCGTCCTGTCCCTCAAAGTTCAACCAAGACCCCCTCAGTACCGGTTCCACTAAATCCGTAGCCCCATTGATGCGATACAGGCCGTGGTCCCCTCCACTATTGTAAAGGGCAAAGTAAACATTGCGGCTCTCCAAGTCGGAATAAACCCCCACCACCCGATTGGTCCCCGTAGGGGGAACGAAAGGCAGTTCCTCGTTGCCAAGGATGAGCGTTCCGCCCGAAAGGTTGGTGTCCTCTGTGCTGGCCCCAAAACGCAAATTGATAGCGTCACGGGCCTCGTTGGGCTTTATCACCCTGTCGTCCACATCGGGGTTCACCCGGTCAATCCTGTGTATCATTTCGCAAAGTTACTTTATTTTTCGCCCACCATCTTTTGGTATTCCCTAAACCAATATTGTTTTTGGGCCGCCAACTTCCAATCAATCTCTTTGTTTATGGAACTCATAATTTCAATAAGAGACTTCAACTCGTTATACTGAACATTGTAATCATTCCGTATCCTGTCAAGTAGGTCTGTTGTTAAATTGTTTACGGAGGCAGAAGATACATTTTTGCCCGTCTTGATTCTTTCAAAAAGCATAGGGGTATCTTCTTTCTTGATACCAAATCGTTGGGCAACATTGTCGGCCCTTGCCTCCCTGAAAATTTCAATGGCTTTATCTTTTTTGTCCGTTCCTACTGTAGCCTTTTCAAAAGCCTTTTTGGCCATTTCGGTATCCCCTTCCTTTGCATAACTCTTGAAGGCTTTTTCCCATGCCAACTTTTTTGCATCAGGGGTCATTATGTTTCGTATCTGCCTTTTTTGGGATTGCTCCTCCATTAGCTGATCCCGTGAAACGCCCCATCCCAAGATGGCCAAAGCAGTAACGAAAGTTCCCCAAAAGCCCCCTTGCTCTTCATAGGATTCTTTGGTCGCTTTTACGGTGAGGTTTGATAGTGCATCTTTCGCCTCTTCCCGTAGGTCCACTTCTTGCCCCGTTCCGTACAAAGTACGAATATACCAAGGCTGTCCCTTCACCCTACGGCTTCCAAGGAAAGTGTAAATCAATCTTGTAGTAGGCAATAGTTTCCCTTCGGTCATTCGTCCTATAAGTCCCAAAGGAGAGGGAACATTGTCCTGTCCAAGGTGCTTTTCAATTCCTGTTTCTGTGGATACATATCCCTTTTTGTTAAAGAATAGTTCAGAATAAATTCTGGCTTGCAAAACAATGTGTTGGGTTAGCCCACTAAATGGTTCTATGGTTTGTGAACCCATTCGTATTTTCATCCAGTCTGACCTTCTTGGGTCGTCAATGTTCACTGAGGTAACCCCTTCTTTTTTCTTTTCCTCTTCATCCAATTCGTCATTGTCCCATCCCCCTAAAAGTTTGGTTAAAAGGACCACCACCATTGTTGAAACCAAAGCTTTTGCATAGGTTTTGATTGCCACCTTTTGAATTGGGGACAAAGCAAAATAAGAATCGGCTCCTACACCTCTTCGGCCCAAATGATAAAAAAGAATTGGCGTGGTAAGTTTCAAAAGAGAGGCCCAGTTCCTTGCTGAAAAGAATGTGAAACTCATTGCTGCCCTAAAGGTCTTATTTTTTTCCAATCCGCTCATAGAAGTGCGCCTTGAAAATGTATTTGTTATATCGGCAATATTTTTAAAAACTTTTTTGTCGTTCTTATAAGTAAGCCCTTTCATTTCAGCAATGTTAGCCGCAGCATTAAACATGGCAAATTGCAGGGTATTCATATATGCCGCCTGAGTTCTTTCCAAAGCACTAAAAGGATTTAGTTTTTGCCAGTATTTCAATAGGGTTTGCCCTTTGGGCCCCATCATTTTTACCAAAAACTTTCCTAATGAATCAAATGCCGTACTTGCAGAGGCAATGGCTGCCAAATCGTCTTTTAGGGCTATTGTATCATTTCTGTTATAGAAATCCAATCCCGATTCTCTTGCAAGTTGATAGCGTGGGTTATTTTTTATTTCGGCTTGAATCTTTGCATAATTTGATTCTGAAACCATAGCCTTTACGGCTTTACTAATGGCTTCTCCTGTTGCTTTAAAATCTTGAAAAGCCAACAAAAACCCTTGGATTCCGGTTACTCCCAAGTCAAACCCAACATTGAACCATCGAACCAATCCATAAATGTTCAGGAACTCATCAACAAAACTACCATTCACCCGTTTGTCTTCCTCCCTGACCATATCATTCCATTCTTCATCCAGTTTGAATTTCTCAAACTCAATGTCCTTTGCTTCTTGGTCAAAATCAACAGGGGGTCTCCTTTCCTTTTTGCTGAAGTCCTTGTTTGTAATCTTCTTCTTAAGTTCATCTATACGCTTTTTGGCCCGTTCTTTATAGGCTTTCAAGCGTTCAGGGTCGGACATTTGTTGCTTAGTATGGCCAAACAAGTCCTTGTGGATTTGGTTTATCTGGTTTAATACCAACTTAGCCCTGTCGGAAAGTTGTTTCTTTCTAACAGGATCCTTTTCCTTTTTTATTCCATTTTGTAAGTCCTCCAGTTCGCTTTGAAGTTTGCCTTCTGTTTTAAGGGTATTTATTGTATCCTGAATTTCAGAGCGGGTTTTGGGCTTTACTTTCTTGGCATATCCCGTTATGGCATCCCTTATGGCCCTTGTGGTAAGGGAAGGGTTATCCTCTTTAAGCGTTTCAAGAATGGCCTCGGCAATTGCGTCTATGTCCGTCATGCCCTCGCTTACATAGTAACGAATCAGGGAGTGAGGAACGAAAACATTTCCCTCCACCACTTCTGCCATTCCTTCTTTGGTTTCAAGAATTTCGGCATGGTAATCAACAAATTGCCCTTCGGCCTTTGCTTGTTGAGCCTTAGAAAGCCCCTTGTACCATTGGGAATCTTTTATGATTTGTACGCCTTTCTTTATGGCTATTTCAACCGATCCGCCAGCTTCCAATACTTTGGCCACCCCTTCTACGGCTGCATCCCAAACCAAAGAGGGAGGGGTTGCAGCAGCAAACATTCCGGGCTTTTGCTTAACCAGTTTTAGTTTCCGTACCTGTTCGGCAAGTTTTTTCAGGACAGAAGAGGAAAGCTTTCTTTGCGTTTTGGATTCTTCGTCAATAGATTCTGCAATGTCGGAAACGGCCTGAGATTGTTCGTATTCTTTCTGTTTGGCTTCAAGGTCAAGAAGTTTCTTTTCAAGTTCCTTGTATTTGGCTTCGGCATCTCTAAGTTTTTGGTCCATTTCCTCCGACATAGGGGAATTGGGAAAAACGGCTTGCCATTGCTTTTTCCTTGCGACATAGGAATAAGGAACCATAGTGTCTGCCATTATTTGCCTCCAGACAACCAATCGGATACCTGCACCGGATATGAGCCTGTATGCCTTTTCCTGTAATTCGGCAAGCCTTTTTATATCAAAAGAGTTTTGGGCAGCATCTTCAGACTTTTCAATCCTGTTTTGCAGATATTCCCCAAGGGCTTTAAATATCCCCAAACGGAGGTCTTCCCCAAGATACAGGCCGTCTCCTTCAAAGGTCTTGGAAAGGTCTTGGAACACCTCGTATGCCCCGTCAAATCCCAGTTTCTCCAGTAACTGTTCTCCTTTCTTAAACGCTTCTTTAATGTTTACTACGGGACGGAAAAGGCCCAGTTCCTCAATAACCTTTGCCACCTTTTGGGAAGTGGTGGCGGTATAGCTACGACCAAGGACGGCCTTAATCACCTCCCCTTCCCCGCCTTGGGGTTGTGGTGTGGTGGGCGGAACGGGCGGGGTGGGCGGAACGGGCGGGGCCTGTTTGTTTCCTGTTTCCGCTACGGCATCATTGTAGAACTTCTCCCATTTTTCTCTATCCTTATCAACATTTTCAAATTTCGTTTTTCCAAGGTCCTTTATGAATTGTTCAAAAGAATAAACTCCTGTTGCGAGTTTGGTTTTAATGTATTTGGCAACAGCCCTGAACAGTTCAATGTCGGCAGCGGCTCCACTTTCCCAATTGGGAATGATTCCTATCCTTCGGTTTGCCGCTTTCCATTTGTCAAGGGCGGTCTTTAGTTCCTGTTCGGGGGAGAGTTTCGTTCCAAACAAGGGAAGTCCCTTCTCTACGCTCTCCCGCATTTCGGGAGTGATGTCTATGGAGTATTGAGTGGTGATTTTTGGTTGTACTAAATCTGCGCCAGAAAAACCTTTTAAAAAGCCATTAATGGCACTTTGCTCTGTATTGTCGGAGTATGCAGCAATTCCATTGCTATTAACAACAACATATTCTTTAGTCCATTCGCTTGCACCCTTGTATTCTGATTTCCTAATTACTTTATATCCTTGGCCTTTTGCATTTTCCCAATTCCTAACCGTTTCTTTTCCTGCATTAATCTCCACCGTTCCCGGCTCTTGCCTAAACAGGCTCTTTGCTACATTACCTACTATGCCTAAACTGCCTTCTGCTGGCGAGCCGTAAAAGCCTTTCATGCCTTTGCCGCCTACTTTTAGGTTTTGCCCTTCAAGTCTTTTTATGCTTTCATATTTCGGGTTTCTTTTATACCAATTAAAGGCTTCATTATACGTATCAAAGTTTGACTTTAAAGTTTTATTGTTTATTATAACATCATACTTGTCGGTAAAGTTATCCTTCATTATCAAGGGAGAGATTTCAGCTAAATTCCCTTCGTTATTTATAATTCTATTAGCAACATCCTTCCCAACATAGTCTTGCAGTTTACTTTCTTCTATTGTTTCCGAAAATGAATTTACACCTTGATTAAAGTGCAAGAAATACCTACCATCGGATTTCTTCTCATAGTCAATGCTGCTTACCTGTTTACTCAAATCATACCTATCATTCTGTTGTTCACCTGTTGTCCATGCAATCTTATCAGCACCTTGCTTAACCGCCTCCCGAAGGGCCACTTTTAAGCCAAGTTTAGTCCATGCGTTTGTGTTAGTTACGAAGGGGGCTGCTGGAGTTCTACTTGCACTATAAATAGGAGTGACGTCTTGTCCTTCAGAAACTAATTCATTAGCTTCCTCTTTTGTATTAAACCTCCCCTTTACCCTACCACCTTCCGTAACCTGATAGCCAACTATTTTTTTATCAGAATCAAACCCTTCCTTCTTCCCTTTCTGCCCCCAGTCGCTCTGCACTTCCTCCAAGAACAGCACCTTGTTGCCATTGGCATCCGTGCGGGTGTTCATTCGGAGGTGAACGAGGATGTTTGGTTCGTCATAGTGAGAGGACTGGAAATCAGTAGCCATTGATTTCGTAGCGCTTTCATTATACTTATCTGCCGCTTCAAAAGAACTCCACTTTTTACTTGTTAGTGTGCCGTCTGTTTTTCTTATGCTGAATGTGCCATCTTCGTTTTGCTCAACTGTTCCTTTACCAACTTTACTCGGCAACGTCACCAACACCTCCTTGTAGTTCTCCTTATCGCCTTCAAGTTGATATTGTTCAAACTTCGGAATACCGCCCTTTTTAGCATTGATACTATTTCTGTATTTATTGCCTATTTTTATTAACTTCTTATCTGTTATATTGTATTTTTCTACCCAATTTTCATTATTTACGATGGCTTCTTTTGCGTCAAAAACACTTGCCATTCCTAAATAATCGTAATCATCCATTAGGGTGTCAGTCAGGTAGTTTTCTTCGTCTGCACTTATCATTTTGGCTTCTGCCATATCTTTCACCACCACACTAATCTCCACACGATTGTCCTTCATCCAATCACGGAGTTCCTTCTTAGAAACTTGCTCGCTCGGCTTCTTGCTTTCCAAAAAGCCCCTCACGCCCGTCCATACATCCTCGTCCTCCTTGCTCTTCAAACGTTTCGCCCATGTGGCAGCAGGAAGTTTGTCCTCCTTGCTGTCAAGGATTTTCTGCTCCAATTCGGAATACCATCCGTTTATCACCTCAGCAGTTTCCTTGCTGTCATCCCTCACCACTTCCACTTCACGGCCATTAGGCAGCGTAACGGAATAAGTGTCGTTCATGTACTTCCCGAACGCTCCCTTGTTCCACTTTGCCCCTGCCATCTTCTCATCTATCCACTTTATTGTGTTGGCAATGGCCTTCCCAAGTTTCGTTCCTTTCTCTACTTGTGAAGCCATGAAGTCCAACGCTTCATTGTAAATGGTGACGGATATTCCAAAGTCAATGGCAGAGAGGGGTCCATTCTGCTTCTTGTTTCGTATTCTGTTGGCTATGTCGGCATTTGTGTTGCCGGGCATTGCGGAAGGTTCCGTCCCCTTCGGCATGGCCACTTCCTTGCCCTCCTTTGCCCCACTCCACAAGTCGGGGTTCTCCATCAGGAACTGACGGACCTGGTCGTAGGACATTGTTTCTCCCGTGTCCTTCAAGGTGAACACACGGGACTGCGGAACGCAAGGAAGTTTAGCCATTTCTATTTGTTACCTAATTCTTGGTCAAAGATAAGAAGCCCACCCGGACATTCCGAAACAAGGGCCAAACGGGCCAATAGGTCCCCGTATTCCCCCACAGCCTTCGTCTGTATCTTCACAAACTTGTGAACCCTCACCTGAACGGACGCATCCTTTGTGGCGAAATAGAAATCAGAATAGAAGTCCTTCAGGTCCTTTTCCAAATCGAAAGCCTCCTGAAGGATTCCCATCAGGTCAATCCCTTCCTTGAAGTCCACTTCGTCTATCTTGGGCATATCGGCCTCGTCCATCATGTCGTTGAAGAAGTCCCGTAACTTGTAGTAGTGGGCCTGTTCGTCAGCCGATTCCTTCTCGAAGAACTTTTGCGCTCCGAAAAGGCCCTGTTTCTGGCAGCAGGAGGCGGCATACTTGTAAAAGTTGGAAGCGTAAAGTTCGTGTCCTACGGCTTCGTTCAGCAGCTTTCTGTCGCTGGCTTTTAATAGTGATTCTTTCATCAGATACAATCTTGTTTTATTTTGTCGGACAGGTTGTCCATTATGTCTTCAAAGTTTTGGGTGATGTTCTGCATCCGTTCAAAGGCCCCGTTTCCGTACTTGTTGTCAAAGGACTTCGTTTTGATTTTTGATGGCTTCTTTATGCCGTCAAATTCTGTGGAGGCGTTCCCTTCTTGTTTGGAGGTGAAGGAGGGTTGGGTGGTTGGTGCTAAAGATTTTAGTTCTGAAATTTGTTTAGTCTCAAAAGGAATGTACAAATCTATTGGCTTGCCTATTCCACCCAATGGGTCTATTACATTTTTTATAATAAGCCCATCCGCTTTTTTATTTGTAAAAGAAAGATTGGTAAATATATCTGGACTCCTCAAGCCTCTTACCGTTTGAAGTATTTGACTTGTTGTAAGTTTTACTTTTTGAGGAGTCATTTGGTTGGTTTCAACCTCTATATCGTCCCATTTTTTACCCTTTGCATCAATTATTATTGGCTCGCTTATTTTAACATTCACGGATTTTAGATAGCCATCTTTTGAGCCATATTTTTTCATATAGCCTTCTGCTGTCCCCTTGTCTGTGGTAAAGAAATATCCAAGTCCTTCATCCGAGAACTTTTCAAATTTCTTATCTGTGCCGTGATATAAAACTAAGGGCTCGCCTTTTTCATTAACAACTTTATTCCCTCCCTTAGCTGTAAAGTCTCCCTCCCCCCCCTTCGTTTCGGGGCCTTTGGGGGCGGGTTTCGTTCCCTCCCCTTCGGGTTTCGTTTCGGGGGCGGCTGGAGCGGGGGGGGTTACCTCTGCTTTTCCAAGGGGCGTTTGGGCTGTTCCTTTTTCGGACTTGCGACCTCCAATGCCCTCTTGAACTTCTCCCTTTGTGCCGGAGTCAGAAAGGCGTAGATTCTGTCTAACTTGTTCATAGTTCTTTATTTTTGTTTTTAAATTGTCTTCAATAATAACTCCTTTTGTTTGTTCCCCCCTAAAAATATCTGTTGTCCCAACACTATTGTTGTAGTTTTTTAGAAAGTCCTTAAACCCACCTTCAAGAGTTAGTGCTATCATTAACGCTTCTGGACTTGGCGGTTTTACTCCTGAAAACCCAAGACTTAATTGGGATGCCATATCCACAGGAGACATTTTTGCTGATTTTGCTTTTGATAGATAATCTATCCCCTCTATAATATCGGGTATCAAACTATCATTTCCAAGTGCAGAGTTCCTTATAAGCGGGATAATAGATTTTAGAATGATATTTTTTACATTCCCCATTCCGGGATTGTCCAAAGTTCGTATTGTGTTTTCGTCCAGTGCCGCTCCCAATACCAATGTTTCCAGAAATGATACGCCTTCTTTTGTGGCCGTATTGTCTTCATTGAAATATCTTGGAAACTCATTTGAACCCAATATTCCCTCCTCTTGCAGAAGGGCTTTTATTTTGGTTATTTTTTTAGGGTCTGACGATACTTCACTTGGTTTTTCGGCCTCCTCATATATTTGGGCAAGTATGTTCTTAAATCTATCAGAGGCTCTTTTGCTTATTTCAACCGCTCTTTCTATTGGCCCCTTTTCCTTTTTTTCCTGTTTGTTAAAGAGAGCAAATGTTTCGGTGGTGTACGGAAGGGGTGTTTCCAGTTCAAATACCAACATAGGATTAGTAATGCCATCCAAAGCATTTTCAGGCAACCCATACCGCTTTAATTTTCGTTTCAGTCCATCAAGATATTCCTTATCAGTCCCAAGTTTTGAAGCCAACTTTCGGCTCATGGTTCTATTGTTGCCATCCAAAACGATACCATCTGTGGTTACCACAGGTGTTTGGTCTATTGCTCTTTCGTCAAGTGTTGTGGCTATTGACTGAACTTGTGCTTGGGCCTGAGTGTCTGTTTTGTAGTCTCTGTCGTTTGCTGTTTTCCCGTTTGGGTTTGTTGGGAATCCGGGAGTTTGAGAAAATGTTTCTTCATTATGGGAAGCAAGAACATCATTTGAAGATACAATTTTGTATGTTCCTTTTATTTTAGTTCCATCCCCAAGTGTCCGTGTGTCGGTGTCCCCTTCTGATTTTTTGTTTTTAGAATAGGCTGGGCTTCCGATTTTTTCTTTTGGTTTGTTAAATACAACAAGTTCTCCTTCTTGTATATCGGATGCTGGGAAATAAATAGAATCGTACCCTTCTTTCCGAAGAGCATCGGTTGTCATCTTGGATAACTTTGCAATCCCGCTATCAGAAAGGTCATCAACAGATAATTCTCCGTCTGGTATATCAAAGTTTTCAAAATCATTTTGGTCAAACTCGTTCCTGTTTTCATTCAGGATACCGTTTCGCAAACCAACCAATCCAAAGTCATCGGTAACAACATAGGGATTGCTAACCTTTACCTTTACGGAAACGGCTGGTTTTTCTTCTGTTGCATACCTATTTGGTTCTGTGGCGTAATAAGTGCCTTCTGCTTGAGACTGGCCCATTCCAAGTCCTTCCACCCTTGTTATATCAAGGGAATCCAAGTGTTTGACAACTTGTTCTTTCGGGGTTTCGTTTGTTATGGTTCCCGCCCCTCCCGTTTCCCCCACAGGCTCCACCTCCGTAGCGGGGGCGGCAGGGGGCGTTTGTTCTTTAGATAGTAGGGATTCAATTTCTTTATCAGATAACCCTAATGCAACTAAATCTTTTTTTGCTGAATCCATTTCAGATTGAGCATTTTTAATTGCATTGTTTTTCCTTTTTTGATTAATAGCATCTATACTTACATTATTGCCTTCTAATTCACCGCCAACAAAAACTTTTTTACCCCCTGCTGATTTATAATTTTTTGCTTCCCATTCTTCTTTTACCGCTTTAGCCTTGTTGTACTGGTCAACAAGTTTTAGTTTAGCTTCTTTGTATGTTTTTGCCCATCTTTTATCAAAAGAAGATTTTTGGTATTCATCTTCTCTTATATCATCTATTACTTTTTGTTTTTGTTCAGGTGTTTCTGCGGCTTGCTCTGCAAATAATTTATCGAAATCAAACCCTTCCGCCAAATTTTCGGTAGGCTTTTGATTTTTTGCAATGTCAATAAGAGTAGATTTTGTAGGCAGTTTTTTTATAATTCTACCATCAAAAGTTTTTTGTTCTTCATAGAAGATATTACCATCTTTATCTGTAAGTGTAATGTCTGGTGAACCCGCACCTCTACCAACGTCTGTAATTGTATATTCAACACCTTCAATAACTACTTTTTTACCGATTGGGTTTTTAAGTTTTTCTTTTATACTTTCTTCTGTATCGTTAACTTTAGCCGCACTCTCTACATCACTTAATGGAGGGGTTTCTGATACGGCAGGGGGCGTTACGGGTTTCGTTTCGGTTTCGGCCACAGGTTCCTCAACGGGGGCTTCCTCGGAGGGAACGGTTTCGACTACCGCCTCTTCCTCAGCAGGAGCCACAGGACCCTCTTCCGCCACCACTTCCCCCTCCGCAGGAGCGGCCTCTATTGCGGCAATCTGTTCGTTCAGGTCCGCAAGGGCTTGGTCCGGCATTTCATATTCCACTATGGTTCGGTAGTTCTCGTCCTCAAGGTCCTCAAGGGTGATTTCCCCCGCCTGTATCCTTCTGATGTCGTCTTCCACTCCCGCCCTCCGCTCAGGGGAAAGGCTCTGTCCCTCTGACATAAAGTAATCTTCCAGTTCCTGTTCCGTAACAGGAGCGTACTCCGTTTCAGGGGCCGTTTCAGGGGCCACAGGTGGAACGGGTGGAACGGGAGCCACAGGTGGTGGAACAGGGGCCGTTACAGGAGCCACAGGGGCCGCAACGGGAGGAACCGCCCCGCTGGGGGGAGGGGGAGGTGTAGCCCCCGTTGGGGGAACTGCTTTGCCCCTTCTTTTCATTCCTATTGTCGCTATTGCGCCCAATAACATACCCACTACCGACCCTGCATTTGCACTTTCAGGAATCCCTTCCGTCCAGTTTACTAAGTTTTTCTCAAGTTCTACTAACTGATTGTTTGTCAAATTGCTGAACAACTGCTGAACAGCTTCTTGCCCCCCTTCATCAACCCCTTGGGAAAGGGCTATTACAGCCTTAATGGCAATCGTAGGATTGGTTACCCTTCCTATCCGTTCCGCCAAATTGGTCAATGGTAGGTTCTCCAATGGGGCCATAGCCAAAGCATTTGCAAGGGCTTGTTTAAAAGCCGTCTTGTCGGTTTCCCCTTTTGCCAACATATTCTCATATTCACTATTGAATACCTGAGAGAAGGCTACCATTGTAGGCTTGTTGAAAAGTTTTCCCAAAGAGGCTTTCCATATTCCAGGGTTTTTAGCAATTGATTGACTGGCCCCTCCCGGCCCTGCCGCAATCATAGACAATATTTGCCCAACCCCACTTCCTACATTGGCAGCAAGACCAGTTCTTTCCTTTTCCCCTATCCAAGTACGGGCAATTTCGCTATCATCAACCCATTTGTCGTATTTGTCGGCAAGTTTATATAACAGGTCATCTTCTACTTTTGTATTTATGCCCATTAAGTTCATGGCCCCAGCCCCTAATTCAGAAATAGTTTTGGCTATTGCAGAAGGGGTTTTAAAAATCGTTCGGTTAAACCCTGATGCAAAATCGCCCATTGCATCCATGGCTTTCTGACCAATTCCTTTAGACTCTTCCTTTTTCTTCTTTTCCAGTTCCGCCCCACTACCGCCCATAATAGCAGCCTGTTGGTCTTCGGGGGATAGGTTCTGAAACGATTCTTCGGCCTCTTTGAAAGGGAATATTAAGCCTTGTGGAGCCGCAGACCTTTGGCTTCTGGCCATATCCGCAATTTCCTTATTTGCATATTCCCCAGCCTCCCTTTGCTTTTCTGTGTCATAAACAGATTCCGTTCCAAGTTGGGTTTTGGCCGTAACCAATGGATTGGCTTGGTCCATTTTCTCCCTTTCAGCAAGCACTCCCTTTGCCGCATTGTAATCAATGAAAACGGGAGACTTAGATGTTTGCTGTAGTTCCGCTTCGTTTTTGAATTGAACAAATGGCCTAAATTCAGGAGCCTGTTCCTGCGGAACCTCCACCTGTTCCCTCGTCAGGTCCGTCAAGGTCTGTGTGCCGGAAATGGGAACCACTCCCAACCCGCCCTTTCGGGCCAACTCACGGGTTTGCTCCAAGGGCGTTAAGGGTTTCACCTCCTTTGCAGGAACCTTCTCAGGAACGGAAGGGGTCGTGATTTCAGGGGCGTACCGAAATAAAAAGTCATCGTTGTCCTTGGCCCATCCCCTCTTTACGGAAAGTTCTGATACCTTGTTTAGCAACTCAGGGTCGCCCAATAGCCGTTTCGTAAACCCTTGATAGGAGTATTTGCGTGTGGATTCTTTTGTAACGGGGTCCTTAAGCATTGCCCGATACAAGTTCTTCCTTTCTTCTCCGTCTATAATTTCAGCCATTGTGTTCTTTTAAAATACCATAGGTTCTTCTTGGTCCCCCATCTTCTGTCCAGGAATGTCAAAAGTATCTACCTTCCTTTTTTCCATATTGATATGGGTCTTTATTACTCCACCATTCTTTTCAGGAATAAAAAGTCTCACAGTAGGAGCCGTTCTGAAAATAGGTTCATCCTTATTTTCACCTACTGGTGTTGCTATAGTGGCCGTAACATCATATCCAATTTGCTTGTTTACAAGATTGCCTTTCCCTTTTCGTATCAATCCAATGGCTGTTGTATTGTCCAAAGGGGTTCCTTTCTTCACCGTATAAAGCGGCTGTGGTTTTCCTCCTACTGCGTTTGCAGGTTTGCCCCCAAAGAAATTAATGTCTTCTTTAGCAAAGTACATTTCACTTTTAATCGGGTCTGAATACTTAAACCCGGATTTTAAGGTGTAAGTACCATCGGGCCGTTGTGATACTATTTTTTGAGTATCAGGGTCTTTTGGTGATTGCAACAGGTAAACAGCAACGCCAGCGGGGTGATTGTATTGCTTAGAATATGTAAATACTCTATCTGTGGGCGAACCAATAGTGGCTTGTTGTTTATCCTCTGCTCCTTGTTGATTTGTTACAGGGAACTCAATACTCCTTATTCCAATTGGTTGCTCAATGTCTATTGGAGTTTTTCCTCCTCCTTTCCCTCCTTTCCGTCCCTGTTCCAAGGACCGAACATATTGCGTTTGGCCCTTGTAATTGGCAAACACTTGGTCATAAAAGGCTTGCTTGGCCTCCTTGTTCTGTTCCTCCACCGTCAAGGCCGCAAAAGCGGGGTCCTTTTGATTGGCCGTTACCATTTGCATAACAGCTCTGTCCCGTATCTTTCTCGCTATCGGTTCCCCCTCAAATATCTGGTCGGCCCTGTTTATGTCCACAGGTCCCGCCATAAAAGCGTCCCCTGTCGCCACCGTTCCCTTCACCCTTTTGGGAATGAAAACATCGTAATACTCAGATTTTGTTTTCTGGCGGTCACGGGTTTCTATTTCTTCAGACTTGGGCTTCGATTTGCCTATCATCGTTTGCCCAAGACGGCCAAGGTTTACATTGTTTATGTCCCCCAAGGCTTGGTCCAATATCTGTTCTGAATCGGATTCCTGAAAGAACTGTGAGTTCCTTATCGGGGAACTTTGGTAACGGGTGGCCAAATGGCTTCCAATAAGGCCGGGGTTTACGGATACGCCATAGGTTTCGGCCTGTTTCTTCATGTCGTCTATTTCCTTGCTCCTTTGGGTGGCAAAATTGTTCCGGGTTTCGTTCTCCGTTTTGGTTATGGCCCCCATCTGATACAGGTCAGCATTTGGAACATTCGGGTTCCCAGCCATTTGGGTCATGTCCGAAAGGTCTTTGTTTTGCATATCCCGAAGGATGTCGCTGTAATAGTTTCCTGCTATTCCGGGAAGGGCCGATATGGAAGCCTTGTTTCGCTCCTGTTGCTTCTTGTATTCAAGGTCGGCCAACTTTGCAGCCCTCTGTGCCTCCAAAGCCGCATAGCGGTCCTGCCGCCTTTTGAAGTCAGTCATGTAGGGCAATATCTCGTTCCGTAGAACGGGGATGCCAATGGTTCCTGCTGTTTCTTGTGCCATGTTTTACCCGTGTCTGTATCCTCTGATGCGTTCAAATATTTTCACAATCGTTGGAATCTTCATTCTGTATATCGATTCCAAAGCAAACTTATATTCCTTTTCGTATTCGATTTTACTCACTTGCCACCTTGAATCCCCCTTGTAAAAGTAGTACCAATAGTTCATCCAATGTTTCAAAGCCATGATGAACCAGGGGTGGATACAGGTTTCGTCTGAGGGCGTTACACAATTTGTATAATACCGCAAATATATGTTCTTGAACCGAAATGTGGGACTGGTTATCATTATTCGTTTCTCAGGGTCTATCTGAATGTCCCCGTAATCGCCCCCGTTGCCGTAGGCATCTATCCCTCCTGATGTGGCCCATCCCATTCCGTATCCGTAAAGCCCTCCCCAATACCAAATGTTGTTAAATGTGCTTTGTATAAGGGGCGGGATTTCAGGTTGGTACTTATGGGAAGTGAGGCGGTTGTTTATGGCCAGTCCCTTTACATAGTGGCCTATCTGCGTTCCTACGCTTACATAGTCGTAGTAGTCGTTGGGAAGCCTTACAATGTTGTATCCTGTGCTTTCAAGTTGGATGCAGATTTCCTTGTCCCTGTCGGGAATGGTGGTTTTCACATCCTTTTGCATTTGTCGAACATAGTCCAGGGCCCATGACAAAAAGTTATACTCCATGTTGGCAGGTGCGCCAAGCTCCTCCATTTTTGTTCCCACTATGCTCTGTACGGTGTCTAACATTGTTATTGCTGATTAGGGTTTGCGTCCGATACCATATCCGCCCTGCGGCCATAACGCTGCATCATGTAGGGCATCACCTTATTGATAACAAGCAACGCCTGAGCCTCGTTCAGGGTGGCATCGTTGGCTACGGCTTGCGTTACTACTATTGTCTTGATTTTTATGGGGTTGTTACAGGCCGGAAGAATGTAAACAAACTTGTTGGCAAGGCTGTAAAAGTAGTTTCCCGCAAACTTAATTGTGGTTCCCCCTCTGATGTTTTCGTAGTTCTCAAGGCTTATGAAAGCAATTTGCTTCCGTCCCTTGTAGTCAAAGTCCCCAACAGCCACCCTCACAACGCCCCTGTTTTTCGGTAGGGGAATGTAATTGGAAGCCAAGGAAGCATACACATACCCCATATTGTCGGTATGTGGTGCAGGAAAGATTAAGGGAAGGGGATAGTTCACAAGCCATTGGCCGTTTACGGTGGATTGGTTCTCGGCCTTGTAGTTCTCAAAGTATTCCTGACGGCCCACTTCGGCAGCAGCCTCCCTTACCAATGCCTCCACTTCACGGACATCTATCCCTTCCGTTGTCGGCCTCCCTGCCGTAAACATCAGAACTATCTGATTGGCTAAATAATTAATGTCCATGTTACAATATTTTGTCGTTCATGGCATTTCCGGATTGCACCAGAACACCATTTGAAAGATTGAATCCAAGGGCCGATATGGTTCCGTAAACAAGGTTGTCAAGTTTGTCCTCCGTCCAGTCTATGTCCTCAACAGGACCAGACCCGTCACCATTCAGTATCGTAGGGTAAACAGTCCCATTGTCCTCAAATGTAAACGAAACAGGAGAAGGCAAGGTGAGAACCCGTGCGTTTGCCCTCACCCCAACAGGAGCCACTTCAAATTGAAGCAGTCCCGCCATTCTCCCCAAGGGACGCTTCTGAATGGGAGGAACCACAGGGTTCTCCTTTAGCATCAAAAACTGATTGTCAGGGACAATGTTCACAGGGTAGTACGGGCCGTTCTGTTCATAGTTCACCTCCAAGGAAAGGACAAGGTCCACATTTCTGCTTCCCCCGTCAATGGTGTAAATGTTCCCCACAGGAGTGATGGAAAAGACACGGTATAGTTCCGAAATGGCATCCGCTGAAGCGGTGGTTACTTCGGGGTAAACGGACGAAGAAGGACGGCCCGGTGCGTATTGAGCAAGGTTCCCCCTCAGGCGTTTGTAGAGGTCAAGGGAGGTGATATTGATGGCGTTCTGTATCTCCTCCGCTGTCTTGTAGTAACCCCCTGCGTTCAGGTAGGTTAGGACAGTTGTGATAAGGCGTTCAATGGTGTTCATTGTGGCCGCAAGTTACGAATATTGAAAGAATTATTTGTTCCAATTTTTTTTGTAGCGCATTTCCATAGGGGAATTGTTTTACATTTGCCGAATGGAAAATAACAAAATTGTACTCCATGGAATACATTGTTTACTTGGAGATTCAGACATAACCACTCATATTCAAAATCACGGAACCTTAAAATGGGATGAACCGTTTTCTTTAATAACCCAAATATTGGGTAAGGGCAATGGACGGGTTATGGCCGACATAGGGGCGTATATAGGAGATAGTGTAAAATGGTTTATTGATGACGGATGGGATTGCCATGCTTTTGAGCCTCAAAAAGATGCTTATGAATGTTTGGTCTTAAATGTTGGCAATGATTGTAAAACCTACAATATTCCAATAGGGTCTTCTCAATTGGTCAGTATGTATGCCCAAACCGAAGGAAATCTTGGAGCAAGAAGCTTAGATTTGGGAGGCGAAATTTCTGCGGTGGAATTGGATTCAATAATGGACAAAGTGGATTTCATAAAAATAGATGCCGAAGGTTTTGAGCCATTTATTTTGGAAGGTAGTAAAATCCTTTTGTCAAAAAAACCAATAGTTGCAATTGAAATAAATCATGTAGGGCTTGCTAAATATGGATTTGTGGAAAATGATATTTTCAAGTATTTTGATAATTACATAGCCATAGAAACATATTTTTATGCAGACTACCAATATGATGTTTTGTTGATTCCTATTGAGAAATATGAAGAATACAAAAAGATCCTTCTTGCAGCCCCTTTTTGCAATCTTAAATTACGCCATATTACTTTATGAAAATTCACATAATACTTGGACGATTCGGGGACATTTACATGGTGTGCAAGCAGCTAAAGCAGCCGTCCACCATTGCCTGCCTTGAAGAGTTTTCTCAAATAGTAGAAGAATTGTTTCCCCAACACACTTGTATTAAACTTACCAATCTGCCAATAAATAACCCATTTATGGCACAACAAATCCTTTCGCTGTCCCATCCCTTTCACGATATTGTAGTATGCCAGCAAGACGGTACTCCCTTGGAAAACATGAAGGAATTTAGAACATTTCAAACCTACCAAGAACACTATGCTTCCATTTAAAAAGGCAATTATAAATCTGGATGGCCATAGCAGTAAAATATTGGACATTCAAGAAATAAAAATCAACATAGTGGCTGTGCTTAAAATGCTTGGATTGCCATACGAAATATACAAGCCGCACAAAAAAGGATTTCGGGTTTTACAAGAAGAAATGAACAGGCCCGATACGCTATACATTCTCAATGATAGTCTTCAATACCACCTTTGCGAAAAGCCGTGCATATTGATTACCAGAAGCATTCCTTGGGTTCAATCTGCCCCCAAGCCCAACACAATCGGGGTGATTACTCAGGAAATGATGCTTACCAATCGTTCTTTTCTCATGGCTTTAATTTATAGAAATCAGCCAGTAAGGGGTTTCTATAACAAATATGCAGCAAGAACCTATTTGGTTGCCAATGATTATTTCAGTTCCAATATGGATGTCATGCACCGCAACTCAATGGCTATGATTACTTGGAATCATGTGTCTAAAAAAGACATTCATTTTTCGTCAAGTTTTCATGTTAGCGATGGGCTGCCGTTTGTAAATGATATTTTGAAAGAAGGGTTGTCGTTATTGTCCCATCCTGACGACCTTTTGATTATTACCAATCGGGATATTTGCCTTGTCAATGAATCCACCGCAATCATACGGGCTTATATGGATAGCTTAAATCTTTCTTGTTGTTATGCAAAAAGGGTTGATTTGCCTGAAATTCCATTCCCTCTTTCCTTTTCTCAAATTCAATCCCATCCACAAGCACCCGGTATTGATTTGTTTGTTTTCCGAAAGGAGGCTTTGTGCATTCCAGAATTGATAGAAACAAAGCTTTATCTTGGAAGAGTTGGCTGGGATAGTTTTTGGGCCGACCGTGTCCAATACGAATTGCCATTTAAAATATGCTATCACCAAATGCATAGTTCAGATTGGACAACTGAAAAGGGCGAAAAAGAAAACGCTCATAATATTTGTATTATCAGCCAAGCCTTGGTGGATTTTCAGGTTTCTTGTAATGAAAAAGGGCCGTACTATACCAAAAACATATAAACCAAAAAAGCCACTCCCTTTTGAGAAGTGGCATTGTTTTTTTGTCCTTTTATTTTAGGATACGGTAGAGGCTCCGGCTGCGGTACGGATATTTGCTATTGAATGCTTTACCAAAGCAACACCGACTGTACCATTTAGATTTTCGTAATCAAATTTAGACCAAGTGGCAACCCCGGATTGTGAACCCAAAGTTGGCCAATTGATGTTGTCTGTGTTGTATGTAACCAAAACAGAACCACCAGTAACAGGAGCACCAGAAATAGGGCTTACTGTAGAAAACATATTAAGGAGAGGCATTTTAGAAATGTTTAATGTTTTTGTGAAGCCCAAAATTACGAAAAATCAAAATATCTCTTAAGTTTTTTTTCAGGCCCTCACCTTTCGCAAAAAAGTTCCCCTCGGAAACAAGTTCGTCCCTGCCTTCACCGTTGTGTTTGCGTACAAAAACGGGTTGCTGTATTCGTTCGTGTTGAACTCGTAGAAATGGGCCATTATTGTGGCCATGGTGCTATCACTTTTCGTCCTGTTGGTTATGTCAAACATCATGTTGTCATTGATGCTCTGAATGAAAGGATACCGTATCGGTTCCTCAACAATGTTGTAGGTGTGTTCCCCCAGGAAGATGCTGTCCCCCCGAAGGAAGTCATTGAAGTATGTGGCCCCTTTCCGAACCACATCGTTCCCCTGTCCTTCTATTCCGGTATAGATTCCCACCGTTTCCCATTGAACCTGTGTCGGGCTTGCTTCGTTCAGGATTTCGGCTTCCCGTAACAGGAACCCTCCATAGCCCCTTGCGCTGAAAAAGTTCTCCACGCTTATTGAGGCGTTATTTTCGATTACAATAGGCATGGAGTAGTACACAGCTGCCATAAGCAATTGTTCCATGTCCATGTTCGGATCGGCAGACCGATGCGTAAAGGAAAGGAACACGGCAGGGGTGGGGAAATAATTCGGCAAATTGTTTCCTGTTGTGGCCCTCACTTTTCTGTTTTCGTCCTCGTATGCCTTGTTGTAGTAGAGTTTGCCCGTTATGGCCATTTTGGAGCCTTTCCCTTTGGTGCTGGCTTTTAGGTAGGGGTCCACTCCCAAACAACCAAGTTTGCCGTTTACAGGGCATTTTACGCCCCTCTTTATTTGCATCCTGTTTATGTAGGCAGCAGGAGGTTCCCATGTCCTTTGGACGGTCCCCTTGTTGTCCTCTTTCCATCCCACTACGGTTTTCTCCTTTGGGTCCATCCAATAGAAGTAGCCCGTCCTCACCATGTCCTGAACGGACTTTATGTCTGCCGTCCTCTTGAGGGACTGGAGAATGGATATGTCGAAAGGGCAATGTTCGTTCAGGCTATTGAATGCGTCCGAAGGGGTGAAGGGGTTCTGTCGCATTTCCTCTGCGTACAGGTCGTCAAGCCCCGCTTCAAGGAGTTGTTGCCTGTCCCTGCTGAGTTTGTCCCTGCTCCCTATCCTTTCGTCATGGCCGTGTTTCTGCATCCATTCCCATTGTTCGTCATCGGGGTATTCCACAATGTCGTTCCCGTAGGCATCCGTCCAACCGGGAAGGCCCATGTAGGCAGGAAGGAACAGGGCTATCAGTTTGTTGGTAGTGGTGGGGTACTTCCCGTTCTGTCGGGTGTCAAGGTTGGCCTGTTCGTAAAACCTGCGGAACTCCTCGCCTCCCTGGTCGCCCTCTTCCGTTGTGGTGGGAAAGAAAGCAAAGCCCCTTTTGCGGCCATTCACCATCAAGGCCCTCACCTGTTTGGCCCACCATTTGGTGATTTGAACCTGCACCCATTTACCGCCCTCATCGGCAAAGAGGCCGTTCAGACGCTTTCCATCCCATCCCCGTTTGGTTAGGGCACGGAGCCTTATGGAGCCTCCAAGGGCCTTGGAAATGCTCGTTGTTTTCTTCGTTTTGGATTGCCGTTCGGGCGGTTCCACAAGAAGGAGTTCGTTCTTGAGCATCCTGTGGGTGGGAATAAGCCACAAAGGAAGGGACATAACAGGCTTGGAAATGAGTTCGTCAAAGTTCTCATCAGCAAGTTTCTGGTCGGAAGAAGAAAGCCCTATGTTCTGCTTTTCGGCCCGTATGGCAAGCCAGAACATTATCAGGTGGCCCCAAGTGGAAAGCCCCTCCTGACGGCCTTTCAGGTAGATAACGCCCAGTTCCTTGTGGTGCTGGAAAACATTCCAACAGAAATGAAGGATTTTCCGTTGGCGGTCCCTGTATTCAAGAAAGCCGTCAGAAGTTTCAAGGGCGGGTTTCCAATAGTTCAGGCCGAGGTACATCCAAGGGTTTATCCAAGTGAGAACGCCCCTGATATACATCCATTGGCCCGTATGGAAGATTTTCTTCACCTCCTCCTTAATGAACTGTTGCTGAAGGGGCGTGTAACGGATGGAGCCGTCATCGGCCCGTTGGCCCTGTTCTATGTTCATGTAGTCAGGGATGGGCGTTCTTGTGAACTTGGCCTTGGGGTTTCCGTATCCGGGAACGGATGTAAGGTCTTCGGGAATGGGCGGGGAAATGCACTCCAGATTCCATATCGTTTCTACGATACGGTTTTTAACAAGTTTCTGGTTTTCCTTTAGTAACATTCTCCGTTTTTTTAAGGGTGTGTGTTTTGGGTAAATAGGCGCAATTATGCGACTATAAAGTAGTTAGCCGCAATACAGAGAAACCCTGCCAACCGAAGTGGCGAAGTGTTCTGCATCTTTTTCAATTCCTATGAAATTGCGGTTTAACATTTCACAGGCTAATCCTGATTTATTACTACCCATCGTAAAATCTAATACCGTTTGACCTTCCAATGAATAAGTGTTTACTATGTACTTACATAATTCAATAGGTTTTTCAGTTTTATGAAATGTCTTTCCTTCACTTTCGGCAGTCTTAAAATACTGAACGCTTCGTGGGTATCTTAGCCCATCACTTTTTACTTCAACTTGTTCAAAACTACCATACACATCATTTTCAGTTTGTTGTTTCCTTACACCTTTATTGTAGGCAGTTCCTTCTGTCATTTGTGGGTAATAAACAGGCGTTCCTTTGCAGAAAACAACAATATCTTCGTGTGCTACCATTGGTCGTTTCTTAGCGTTTAAGAAGCCTGTTGCCTTTGATTTTTCCCAAACCCAAGTATATTTAAACATCTTCGGGTTGCTCATTATTAGATTGCTTGTAAATGGTTGCTGTGAATGAAATACTATTGGTGCATTTTGTTTAGATAATCTATTTACTTGTTGCCACATTTTTTCAAAGTCTATCACATTATCCCAACTGCATTGTGTAGTGCCAAATGGTAAATCACAATAAATTAAGTCAATACTATTGGATGTTAAAAGCGGTAAAACTTCAAGGCAATCACCCTGATAGAATGTACTGCGGCTAACATCGGTTTTGCAATAGTGGGGCTTTTGTGCTATATCAATCATTTGTAATTCTATTAAATATTAGTTGTGGGTTGAACATTTGTGCCTTGAAACCCCACCATCGCAAAGCCGTATTCCGTTAGCCACTATTGCTTCAATCTCCAAACTTGGTGTAGTGTATTATCACCTATCATTTCTGCTAAGTGTTTCTCGCAACAATGAGTGTAGTCTTCATAAGTTTTACCCTCTCCAATGTCTTGCACCTGAAATACGGCTTTGTCGTTACAATTAAGCTCGCAACAGTGCAATGACGGCTGGCTTTGTTCGTTCAATTGTGGTGTTTCAAATAACCTTTCCTGCATATTTCAATCCTTTCCTTTCCGTTTCTTTTTCAGGGCAAGCTTCAGGTCCTCCACGGCCTTCCGTAGAATCAATGTGCAATTTATAACTTTTTCCGAACTCTGTATCTTCGGGAGCCGTTTCTGTACCTTCACCAATGCCCTCGTAAGGGCCTGTGCCTCCGTCTTCATCTGGAACGCCTCATAGTCCCGTTCCAATGTGCTATTGGCCGCATAAGCGGGTAGGCCCCCCTTCCACAATGAACGGCCCGGATAGAAAAAGTTGGTTGGATGGACATACTCCTTCTTGACGGGTCCGAATTGGTGCATTACGGCAGACAGGTCGTCATTGACGGCCACCACCTGCCACTTTGCCGTTACATACCGGCCTCTTACAAATATAAAATCGCCAGTCTTTATCATGTGCTTTCTCCGTGTTGGTTGTCGCTTCATGGATGTATTTAACTCGTTTTAAAATGTATTCCTTTTTCGTTTCCGCAAACAGGACAAACTCCCCCTTGTACACCCTCCTCAGATACTGCCTGATTTCCATGTAGGTTTGGGTGCGGAAGTAATACTTGCTTACAGGAATGATGTGTCCCAAAGGAAGGGACTGTAGCCTGTCGGCAAATATTTTACTCAGCAGTTTCGGGGGTTTCCTTCCCCTTGTTGCCCTTTCTTTCAACAGCCGGACTTTCATGTTTTATTTCCCGTAATGCAGCTTCCAAAGCCCCTTCACCAAAATCACTTTCCAGTTTTCCGGTATTGAAGTCGGCCTCGGCCTTTTCATTTTTCTTAAACAAATCTTCTGCCATTCTTTTGATTTCGTCCATGACAGGCTTTAACTTTAGGCTATTCTCAATCTTAACCTTGTAAGAGGAGTTTTCGTTTGGCCTTCCGTCAGGTTCAGGAGTGCGGATGGATTCGCAGACATTGTGGTACATTCTCACCATGGACCAATAGGCTTCGGCCTTTATGTTGAGGGCAAAGTGTTCCCTGCTCCCAATCAAAAGGACCTCATCAGGAAGGGAAAACCCCACCCTACGGGTTGTTTCGGCCACCCTTCCCTCCCATGTGAGGCTCAGGGGAATCGTGTCGCTGTACACCAACTCCACCCACTCTTTTTGCCTTTCGGTAAGTTTTATTGTGGGCAGAGAGGATGTACTTAATTCCTCTGAAGGTTGTTTCTTTGACTTCGCCATTTTGAATTTGTTCTAAAAGTTGTTCGATTAGGTCCACCAGGGGAGGAACCATTCCGATTATGTAGCTGTCCTGTTCGCTATGGATTCCGGTGGCTACAAGAAAGTTGCCCCCTCTAACATAGATTTCATAGCATTTAAGGTGGTTGTTAAAAACTCTTCTCCAGCAATCCTTGGATGGCGGAAGACAATCCACTCTTTCCGGCCTTTTTTTGGGGCTATCCTTGGTTTGGCCCGTGTCCTGCTGATCCGTTGGGTTAGTTTCCATGATTTTTTAAGGTCTGTTTTTCGTGCCTTTGGGAAGCGTTGGATTCCTGTTTGCATAAATTCCCCGAAGGAATAAAACCGAAGCCGTCCTGTGTCCCGTGTCCATTTTTCTGTACCGTCCATTATTCATTCAGGAGCGTTTCATACATTTCCAGAAGTGTTTCTGCCTTTAGAAATTCTGAACTATAGGCAAGGGAGAACCAATTGGGGCAATCTGGAAGGGTTTGGTCCCAATTCCATTTGGTTTTGAGTTGTTCAAAGATTTCCCTTGCTTTCGGAGGTTCTTCAAAGTCTAATGCGGTAAACAGACGGGAAAGGTCTGATTGCATTTCTTTTTCCTTTCTCACCCAGTAAAGGGACTTCACCTGAAAGTAGAATGGTATTAATTTGGTTATGTTCATTTCGATTTTGTTTTTGTTTCGCTTTTTGGTCGTGTTGGCGCAATTATGCGACTATAAAGTAGTTATAAAACATTAAAACGATTTTATAACAAAGTATATAAGTAATGTTTGGGTTGGTTTACCAATCTAATAACCTTCCAGTAATTAACCACCTCATTCATTAGTAGGGTGCAAGGTGTTCTCTAAACACGAACCACCCAAACACATACTTATATACTCAATCGTTAGCGGTAATTTAAGACAGAGAACGTGCCAACCTTTGCCTTCTCCCCGAAAATGATAATACACATCGGCAACCAAAGTCCACGTTCTTCATCATTAAAATTTACCTCGCCATTGATAAAACGAATTTCTGCTTTTACACAAACTTCCGCCCACCATTTTGTATTGCTTCTTACAGGTATTAAACAAACTTTCGTTCCTCCAAACCTTTCAGCATCATTACACGCTTTTTTTACCCACTTATTCAAATCTCTGCTAAATGGTGGGTTCATCCAACAATTACCTTCCCAATTCATAGCAAGTGAATTATCTTCCTTTGTCCAATATTCGGGCAGTTTGTAGTTTAATGCACTTGCACAAACATCTCTTGTTAAGCCAAATTCGTTTATCAATGGCTGTACTATTTTAAGCGGAGTACTATACTCAACGCTATTACTTTCTCCTACTACTTGTGTTCCCATATTTTAAATTTTAATTTCTGAATAATAAACTACCGCTAACACGGGTTTTGCGTCAGCAGGGGTTTCGTTTTTTAATTCAGCTTTTTTTCATTCTATTAAACTTTAGTTGTTAATTAATCATTTGTGCTTCTAAGCCCTGCCGAACGCAAAGCCCGAAACCGTTACCTGCAAGGCTACGATTGACGTTCCAAATCAGGCGAAGGCTCACACTTTGTATCGGGCATTTGATTAAAAACTTGTTTAATTGTGCTTACATCATATCCATCGAGTTCCAATGCTAATTCAAGTGCATTTCTAACTGCATACGGATAATAGCAAGTTTTTAAATCAATGGTTACAATTGGTGTTTGCCTTTCGTCTTGGTTTCTTTCTACAATAATTTTCATTTCGTTTTTAAATTAAATTCCTACTGATAAACCGCCCAGCAGGTAACAGCGGTTTGGCAAAAGCTGCCATTGAAATTTTTGCAAAAATTGAGCATCCGTTATGCAGCCTTCGCCAAGCCGAGAACCATCATCCCTTCCATATCACAAGGTGTTTAGGGCCGTTTTCAGAGGCCAAATGAAAATCATACCGGAAACGACCCTTCACCCCGTTCAGCTTCCGCCATCGGGCAAAAGTGGACCTCACCGTGTCGTATTGGTCCCTTCCCACTCCCAACAGAACCACATAGGTTACATTCGGATGCAGAAAGTTCGTGTAGTCGTATGTCAAAGGACGGCCCCGCCCGTCTGACTTGGGAAACAATGGGGCCTCCGTTTTCTTCTTCTTCTTCTTCGTTTTCATTTCCGTCTTCGTTTCACATATCCCATCCGTTCCGCATCAGGGCCGTGAGCCAGCACCATCCTTCTGCGAACCAAAAAGCCTCCGTCCCATCCCACACGAACATTGGATTCGTCCCCCCAAAAGAGAACGGTGTTTTCGGGGAAGTGTTCGTTCTGTCCCGATACCACTCCCCTATCGGTGTAGAACTCCCGTATCTTTTCCACGGGCTTTTGGAGGGTGTCGTAACTTATCAATTCCACATTGGGAAGAATCAGGCCCGATTTGGACCGGGCCGTTTGTATGGGCTTGCAATAAATGTACTCCCCCACCATTCGGTCCCCAACGCTTATGATGCTCTGAGGAAGCACAAGAAGGTGTCCGTTTATCTTCGGGGTGTTTCCCTTGTAAGTGGAATGGGCCTCCGAAAACCAAAACCGAACCTTTTCCCCCACAATGGGGGTGTTCAGTTCGTCCTTGAGCGGGGCCTTTACCACCGTTCCCTCCTCGCATAACCCGTTCGTTTCGTTGTATATATTGGAAGGGGCATGGAGCAAAAGGGTTCCGTGCTGTATGGTTTCCTCGTAAATGCCACGGATGGCAACAAGGTATTCCCTGATGGGTTGGAGGTTGGGGGTATATTCCGTTACGAAAGCCATTACAACAGGATGCAGTGAATGTCGTGTTCCCGAAGGATGAGGTATTCCACCTTGTCAAATTCCACCCTTGTTCCGGCCCCTTTTGTGTAAAGGACCTTTTGGCTGTGTTTGATTATTTCGCATTTGTTTCCTACACAAATCACTTCTCCTTGGGGAGGGGATTCCTTTGCGGTATCGGGAATGATAAGGGTTCCTTTTTCGTCATAGAAATCAGCGGGTTTGTCAGGAAGCACAAGTACCCTTGTGTCCACCATCACTACATTGGGATGTTTCATTTTTTGTTTTTGCATTAGCGCACAAATGTAAAGGGATTATTTCACAATCAAAACAAAAAAAATTCAGGCTTTATTTTCCGGTTTCGCTTTGCTGGCAAATAGGCGCAATTGTTCGCATACAGCGTAGTTATGTGTCATTTTAGACGAGCATACCATTTCAATCTATCATCATTACCAATTTCAACCAATTCAAATTTAACCGTTCTGTTTTCTAAGATAGCCCAAGGATGAAAATTAAAACTCAAAGGGTCTATTGGTAATTCACCATTTCTATTACCAGTTAAATTTGAATTATCGCACTTTACAACCCAATAAGGTTCAATGTTGAAATTGGTTGATTTAATTAAAGTTCCTGTTTCCATATTTATTTGAATTAAAAACGACACATAACAAAGTGTATAAGAAAGTTTGCTATAAAGTTTAGTGCTAATTTGAAAGTTTCTACAAGCAAACCTTCTCATACACCCAGTCGTTATAGGTAAGGCTAAAGACCGAGTAACTCCGACAATTCATTTTGCTTTTTAGTTAGCCATTCCTTTGCTAATCTTTTACCATCTTCTAAATCGTAGCCTTCTCCGATATATTCGTTTCCAATAGTTACAGAATAGCTATCACTTTCTTTCCATCCTTTCCATTCAATTAGGCATTGACCTAATGGTGTTTCAGAAATAACGTGAGTATAATGGCTCACTCCTTGTTTTGGGTCTTTTGGTTCTGTCCAATTCATTTTATTAAAATTTGTGAGAAGCCCTACCTATAACAGCACATAGGCAATATGGTGGGGTTCTCGGTTAATATTAAGTTTCGTTTTCAATTCATGTTTTGTGCTTACAGAGAGGTTAGTGTTCCAAAATCCGCCACATCGCCTATCTGCATCACGTTAGTAGCCATTTTAGGACAGACGTACATACCGCCCTTTAATGCTACAATTTTTTAGTATTTCAGCGTTTTCTTCACCATAAGCAATCAATACGCTTGGTGCTCCAGCCGTTCCACCTTTTTCGCCTGTAACGTGGTAAAAAGACAATCTACCTTTAATGAATAGTATTGCAGTTGCTTTATCCCATACACATTTAAAAAACATTTTCGTTTCAGTCCTTGCAAAAGTCAAGGCTATACAATTTCCGTGCATTACTGCCTTTTCTAAAAAAAGTTCTGTGTATTTTCCGTAAGGTGGATTACACCAAACTCTACCATACCAATTTTGCATCAGTCCGTTATCATTAATATTAAAATGATTTTTAGCTGTGTCCCAAGGTCTTTCAATCGGGCTACACGGATCTAAATCAAATTCGCCTAATGCTTTTACTAATTCGGGTGGGGTAAGCCACTCGTCTTTTCCTGTACTTGTATTACCTTCAAATGTTACATTCATATTTTTTAAATTAATTCGTAAAAAAAACGGCTACTAACACGCAATTGGCAAAATAAAAGCCATCAAGTGTAGTGCTAAACTTCAACGGTAGTGCAAGGCTTTTACTTCGCCAATCGCCACCGTTACCACCAATGCTATAAGACACGGTAGTAGTTCTTTTCAAATATTCTGACAACCATATCACGTTCCCATTTTGACAACTTTGACTGTTTGTTTTGAATAAGTCCATATTCTTTGACAATATCAGTTCTATCAGGCAATTTGCGTTCATATCGACTTTCTCCATACCCATACAAATCATTCATATAAGGCATATAAATCATTGAAGCCATTGCCATAATTCCACCAAGTTTTGATGAAACGTGTTTATGTTTCCTTTGCTCTGTTTTTATCGGAGCATATTTTACACCGTTTAAATCAAAACTTTCATCGTATGAATGTGAATTTGGTTCATCAACTATAATCACATCAACACCTTTGTTTTTTAATGCTTCGGCAACTGCTTTCCCAGAGCCATCAATTCCAATTATTCCTATTTTATTTTCCATTTGTTTGTTAAATTAAATTCATTAAAAGCACTGGTGGTAACAGCACATAAGCAAAAGCCCAAAATCCAACCGCACAATGCCACCGCTATTTGTGCCTTCGCTTATCTGCAAAACGTTACCGCACCACCTTACCGCACCACCCCTCCTGCTCACTGCACCACCTCATTTCCCCGCCTGAGTTCCCTTTGGTTTCCGGTTTCGGTTTTGTGGCATCCCTTACACAACACTTCCAACAGGGAAGGGTCCTCCACGAAAAGCCGTTCACAAAATCCCGGAAGGTCTTCGTATCTCCGAAGGCTCCCAACAGGAACGATGTGGTTCACTTCTACATTCCTCCTGTCGTAAAACCTTTGGCAGCGGGAACACAAGTAGGCCACCCGCTTACTGCGGCCCACATACGAAACGGATGAGGCCCGTTTCAGGGCTACATTGAAGGGCTTCCACCAACGGGATAGGTTCCGTAACGCTGACCGTATCTTGCCCATATGGGCCGATTGCGTTTCCGTTCCGCTGTTGCGGGTCCGCTCAACTCTGGGGGCTTTTACCGTTCGTTTCACTCTCTTTCAAAAATCAAATTGTTGTCAAGGCAATGGAACACCTGAAGGAAGTACCGCCTGTCCCTGGGGTGTACTTCCCCCGTGTAACTCTTGTATGTCCTCCCGTTTGTCATCCGTATCTTGTGCATCGGGTAGGTTCGCAACAGGTCCGATTCCCGTTCCGTAAAGGTGAAGTAGGCTTCCCCCGAACAATTGAAAGGCTTCCATGATTTCTTCACCAGTTTGGCCCCGTTCTCAAACAGGACGATGATTTCATCGTTTTCGTTACAGGCCCCAAGGCCCACCATCAAAACGGATACCACAACGCTCAGGTCGTCCCGGATAATGGGGCTGACAATAAAGCCGAGTTTGCTCGTTTCGTTGGCCACCACAAAGTCCCGTGTGGTGAACAGGTAGGACTTACCCGACATTTGGTCGGTTTCCCTGTAAATGAAAACGCTGTCGGACTTTTTGAAAGCGTAAACCGTGTCAGGGGACTGTCCCGAAGCACAGGAAAGGGACAGGGCAAAGGAAAGGGCCGTTATGAAGTGTTTCATTTCTCGTAAACGATTTCGTTAGGGTCCGGAACATACACGCCAAGTTCCGTAATGGCAAAGGTGCGAATTTGTTCGATATAATCGGTCATTTCTTTTGTCGTCAGGGACGAAGTGGAACGGACAAAGTATTGCTCCGTTCCGTCTGGCATCAGTTTGGCATACTTGAGGAACATCTTCCCCATCAATTGGTGCGTTTCTTCCCTTGTAAAGCCCGTTTCCTCAGAAACATAGGCTATCACAACGGACCAGTAGTAGCGCAATTGCGCCGCTGACCGTTGGGCCCTGTGCTTCTTGATGGATATGGCTTGCAGCCCTTTCAGGTGCTTGAGGACCCCAAACAGCTTCTGTTTGTCCTCGTTGCTGTCAAAGTTAATCAGGATGTCTATCATTTCCGGTCGGGGTTAGAAAGGTTCAAATGCACTAAGTCCATTGGATGTTATTGGTTTTGGGAACTGAGTAAATGTCGGGGCCTGTGAACTGTGGTAATCCGAAAATCGCATAACCTTGTTTTCAAATTTTAGCGCAAATTCACCCACCGAACCATGCCTGTTTTTTGCAAGACTACCAACCGCAAGTCCATCAACTGGACATTCTTGATTATCAACCAAAAAATTACCAGATAGGCCGTAGTATTCAGGCCGCATCAGAAATAAAACTTGGTCAGCATCAGATTCGATGTTTCCAGATTCCCGAAGGTCAGATAGTTGCGGGATTTTATCTGACCGCTTTTCCACTTCCCGATTTAGGGAAGAAAGGCAAACCACCGTAATGCCCAACTCTTTGGCAATGGCTTTTAAAGTGGACGAAACTTCTCCCATTTCTTGGTCTCTGTTAAGGTTTTTAAAGTTGAGATTGCTCCCAGAAATCTTTTGTAGGTAATCCACAAAAAGAACCTGAATGCCAAACTTTCGCTTCCAAATGTGGGCTTTGGTACGGATGGATTGCACTCTGATTGTACTCGGATCTGAAATGTAAATTGGCAGCTTTGCGGCTATGGCTTCAAAGTGGGCAAGCCGTTCAAGGTCGTTTTCATTAAGCGTGTTGCTATTGCGTAACTTGATTGCCTCAACATTCGAAATGTTTGAAAGAATCCTTTGCGTGATTTGTTCTCCGGACATTTCCAAAGAAATGACACCAACTGGTATGCCAGCCATTGACAAAGTTTTCATTGTCGTGGTCATCCAACTTGTTTTTCCGCTTCCAGGTCTTCCGCCTATAACCCAAAAATCAGTTGGTACGAATCCACCTGTAAGTGAATCCAAAACTTTTGACCCAGTCGTAATACCACCGCCACCGTTTTTGATTTTTCTTGCTCGGTTTTCCCTTTCAATTTCAATTCGCTCCTGCATGGTCAGGTCGTTTGATTTAAAATTGTTGGTCATTACATCGGAAACTCCTTTTTGGACAAATTCGGCAACTTCGAAAATATCCTCTTTTTCGTTAAGGCTTTTGGATAGTCCCTCAGTAACGACTTGGTTTATTTTAGTCCGTATGTATTGTTCAAGAATAATCCGAGAATGAATTTCTACATAAGCCGCCGAAGAAACCTTCATAGCTAAAAACCCAAGTTGCGATGCACCACCAACTTGTTCGTATGTGCCATCTTTTTTTAGAGTTTTGGCAAGCGTAATGGTATCAATCTGAACCCTATCGGCCAACATCTTTTGCAAGGTTTGGAAAAGGATTTGATTTGCCGGATTTGTAAAGCATTCGTAAGATGGCAAAATATCCAATGCTTTTATCAATGCTTGGTTGTCAAGAATCATTGCCCCTAAAACTGCATATTCAGTTTCGAAGCTTTCGTCAAAGGTCGGTTTTGTTGTCATGGTCTGGAGCGGGGATTTTTTATTGGTTCTGTTTGATAATTTGAAAAACTTGGTATGGATGGATTCATCTGCTCTTTTGATAGCCAATTCCTCAAAGTTAGATTTACACTGACATAATCAAGTTTGGCCTTGTTTTCCATTGCAAGTAGTTTGGCATGGATTAAATCAATGTTAAACTCAGAGGCTATTTTTTGGGCTTCGTCAAAGGTCAGTTGCTTTTTGAGTTTTGAAACACGAGGGCAGTTTTCTCTGACCCATTGCTGAATAGGATGAATTGGTTCTTGAAATTTGATTTCATGTTTAATTGTTTCTTGTTCTAATGTTATATGTTTATTTATAGTGTCCATGCTTTGCCGCATGCTTTTACCTTGCTTTACCTCATGCTTTACCATTGCTTTATCCAATGCATTACCGTTTTTTGGCATGCCACTTTTTAGCGTTATGATGTTAGCGGTGTATTGATTCTTTGATTTTTGGACCATTTCAATAAACTCCCATTTGACCAAATCGTCAAGATGTTTGGTAAAGGTTTGAACCTTTTTAATTCCGATTGCCTCCATAGCGTAATGGGTTGGAAGGCTAAACTTTTCCTTCCACCCCAAACGGTTGCAATGGTCGATTGCAAAAAAATAAATTGCCGTATGTGTAGGACTAATCAAGTCGGTATTTTCAAACGACCAATCAAACCACTTGCGACTTAATTCGTAGCCGTTCATACCAAACGCAACAATATTTCCTTGAATTTTTCTATTGCCTCTAAAGGGGTCATTTTACTAACCTCCTCTCTTTTTTCTTCTACAAGAAATCTGTAGACGACAATAATTTCATGAACCGTTAGGCCACCATCTTCGGGCCTTGTTAGCAGCCTGTTAAGGTCTTTCTGTATTTGGGATTCCATAAAAACAAGCATCCCTGTCCGGTTGAAACCACAAGGTCTGGATTTGCCCAACAGTTAAAGGCCCCTTGCGATAACGACCAGACAGGGATGTCTGAGTTTTTAATGTTTTTTTCCAATCTGTTAATTGTCGGGTTTTCCAGTCCCGTTGCCTTTCGGCTCTGCAAAGGTACAAACACTTATTTCACATTCGCAAAATTATTTTTCCCAATATGTTTTCTCCCCCCTCCTGTAATGTTTCATGTTCTCCTTTGCCTTCTCATTGACAAAGTGCTTCTCCTTGTACGTCACATAGTTGTTGGGGAACAGAACAAACTGCCCCGTTTCAAGGGCAATAAGGTTTAACGGCTTGTGTTCCGCAGGATAGCGGGAATAGCCGTCCTTCCAATCAATGATGATGCCGGTGTGCCTTCCTTTGGGGTTTCCGGGATCAATCATTGGCCTTGCCTCTAAGCCCTCCAGGAACGGCAAATAAACGGCCTCTATGTCCTCTCCCATTCCGCACCAGGGCATCAGAGCGTTCCCGTCATAACGGAAATCCTCCGTCGTGGAAAGGGCCTGTAACGGCAATCCGCTCCAATGGGCCCCACTCTCAAGGAACACATGGCAGGAAAGGACCTGATACTCCCGGCAGAACACCCCGTGCCATATTCCCTTCGTAACGCCCTCTGGCATATCAGGGCCAAGGAACGAATTGTGAACATTCACATAGAAATGGAACGGAAGAGGGGCGTGGCGGGGCATGGAGCAAAACTACACAATTCCCCCCAAACGGAACGGAAACAAAAAAACCCTCCGAATTTCAGAGGGCCTTTCCTATATGTTTAATAAGACTAACTTTATCGTTCCCGTCCCCGTCCCCGTTTCGTCAGGAAGGCCCCAAAGAGGCCCGTAGGCGGGGCGTTTTGCTTTATGTGGGCTTTCCTTTCCCCAAAGGGGCTTCCCCCGAATCGTGCCGTTTCTTGCACTCCATAACCACTTCGTAAAGGCTCTCCATCGTGTGGCATATCCTCATGCCGTCAATTTCGGCCTGTAGGCTCCCCGTGCCGAACTCGTTCTCCCAACAATACCACCCAATCCATCCCATGCCGTCAGAACCGAAATGGGCCTCCATAAGGGCGTGTATGGCCGAATGTAAAGGACCCTCAATCCTTTCCAACCTCATTCCCAACTTGAACCACTCATCGCTAATGTTGCTGGCATCCTTGAGGGAAAGGATCATTCCCTTAAACTCGTCAAACTGCATCTGTTTTGGATTTGTAGGTTTCTTCATAGTAATCTGTTCCGTGCAAATATTTTCCATCATCGGCAAAAGGGTTTTCGCCTTTATCAAAAACCTCCGCTATCTGCTCCTTCTCCATTGCCCTGCCCCGTTCCTTAATGGCCTTCCACTTTTCAAATGTTTCTATTGTAATTAAAGCTTCAATCTCTTTAATCATCCACTCTACTGCCGTTATCTGTTTATTTTCCATAGGTTTCGGTGTAGTATTCCTGTCCGGTTTTAATGCCGTACAAATTGGTTCCATTTACATCTGTTATGGTGGTTTTTCGGCCATGTGCAGCAATTATTTGGTCCTTCTCCATTGCTTTGGCCTTCTCAAATTTTTCATACCAATTTTGGCTCTTATCTTTTTTATTCCATAAATTTTTGAACAACCATTCAGAAGCCATTGGCTCATTCCATAATTGTTCAAATAGCCATTCTACCGCAGTTTGCTCTTTCATAGTTTTTCTATTTCTTGTTTTACCTCTAATAAATAATCAAATATCCCTAACCATTCTTCAAATCTTCTTGGTTGTTGATTTTCCCATAGATCTAATAACTCATCACAAACATAGGTAGCTATTGTTTTAGCTATGAGTTTATTCTTATCATGAGATAACTCAGTACACCATCTACTATATGCATCATTATATAATTGTAATGCTTTTTCTTGTGCTTTCATAGATTTTAATTTAACAAACTGAACATCCAATTTTACCAGGTCTTTCCATTCTTAAAACGCCTTGCCTACAATTCGGGCAAATGTTTTTTCCTTCATTGAATGTAACCTCGTAGAAGTAATCTATGCCCTTAAAATCGTCATCATCATTTGACAAATACCCAAAATGAATGGCCTTCTCCATTTGCTCCTTCTCCATTTCCTTAGCCTTTTCAATCAATTCGTACATAACGCCATGAACGCCCACCGTTTCCTCAAGTTTGACAAACTCGGCCTCAAGCCACTCAACTGCCGTCTGCTGTTTCCGTTCCGTTTCCATATGTCTGTTATTCGTTTGTGTCGTCCATGTCGTCCCCTCTCGAAACAGGAAGGAAATGTTCACATTCCCCATCCCCGTCAGGCTCACAAGCCATCACCTCATCCGTTACCTCCCGTATGTCACTCCTGAAAAGGAAATAACGAAGGCACATTTCCCCTAAAGGGCATTTCCTGTTGGAACAAAGAGCAAATCCAGAAGCCATTTCAAAAGCAAATGTAAAACAATTATTTTGTTCACAAATTATATTTCCGGTTTTGTTCCGTTTTTAAAATCAATTGTCAATTGTGAGGCAAAATCCTTAAAACGCTTCTCCTGAGCAAGGAAATAGTCCCTGTCCAATTCCACTCCCAGAAAGCTCAAATCGGCCTTATAGGCGGCAATTCTGGAAGAACCGCTCCCAAGGTGGGTATCAAGAATCTTGTCGCTCGGTTTGGCGTAGTTCTTAAATATCCAATCGTATAATTCAGTAGGTTTTTGCGTTGGGTGTATTCTAAATTCATCGTTTGTATCTGAAATAAAACCCATAGTTCTCAATGTAAACATTTTTACAACTTTAGTAAAAGAAGTCCAACACAATTCTGCATCAGCAAAAACACTTTTATTATCTGTATTGTTTATTTTATTCCAAACTATCCAACATTTGCTAACTGGTATTTTATCTGTAAAATAATTTCCGCCCCATATTAATTGATTTTTAGAAACCCTAAAAAGTTCATCAAAATATTCTTGTTGCGGTGTTTCCCTATCCCATTTTACATCTTTTAATTCTGGTCTATTATTATTTACGCCCCAACCATTTTTACCTCTTGCATAAGAAATCCCATAAGGCGGGTCCACAACGGCCAAATCGAAATACTTATCAGGAAAGCGAGCCATTACCTCCATGCAATCCTGGTTATACGCCACCGATTCCACCTGTTTCATTTTGTTTCCGTTTTATCAATTATGTTCACTCTTTTTTCGTTTGGGAAATATTCCCCATCCTCTGTTACCTTACGAAACTCCAGAACCACCCTTCTGCCCTCGTCCGTTTCTATAAAATCGTTTCTGTCCTTATTGTTTCCTTTCCAAAATATCAAAGGACTAAGGACATAATCGTTTCGTTCTCCCGTTATTAACCCCAAATTCTTAAGGGAAGCCAAATGTTTGGGGATGTTGTTAAGGCTTACCCCTGTCACCTGTGTAATATGTTTCCTTCGTTCGGGGGACAATATCACAATCCCCGTTCCAAACTCAGCATATTGCGTAAGCTGCCATAAAACCTTCACATCCATAAGGCTTTTTATTCGGAACAAAGGAGCCATGTACTTGTAATATGTCATGTAAAACTCGTCCCCCTTAAAAGGAATGCTATAATACTGCGTTTCCGTCTGAAACTGTTTCTTCCCGTGCTCGTCCTCAAGAGACACTATCCTCAAATTCTTTTTCGTTGCCATGTCGTAAAATAATGCGACAAATGTACTAATCTTTTCTGAAAAGTACTAACGAAAATAAGACAAACTCCTATTCTGAAATGACGGCATACTCTCACACTATTTAAAAGTACTCTCAGAATAGTACTTTTTTCATTGCGAGTTCCTGTAAATCACTTTGTTATAAACACCTTCCTATCTATTCTTATATAATGAATTTATCCGTGTCACTTACCATTTCCTCCCCTGTCCCTCCCATTCCCGTCCCCGTCTCTACACATCCTGCCTACTCCTCTCCCCTCCCGTTCCCTTCCCATTCCCCATCCCCCCCCCTTCCCTTTCCCGCCCCCTTCCCTCCCCTTTCCTCCCCGTCCCCCCTAAAAAAAAAGAAACGAACACAGGGCCAACAAGGAACGAACTCAGGACGGAAAGGAACTGAAAAGTTTCGGCACTTAACATATCGGACGGGAGAAAGGAAAAGGAACTTTCACTGTGAGTTAACATATCCGACGAGTTAACAAATCGGACTGAAAGGGTCCACCACTTAACGAATCGGACGGGGCCGCCCCCTGTCCCCCCTCCTTCCGTCCCTGCCCGAAACCAATCCCCCTTAACCCCGTCCCCCTGACCTGGTGCGGACTGGTGGGCCCTTCGGGAACCTGAACCAGACCAAACCGATACCGGAAACGGAAACCCTGCCAACCCGAAACAGGATCCATACAGGAAAGGAACCAATCCGAAACCGTTATACGGAATATACAGGACGGAACCGGAAGCCTGTATATATATAAGGAAAGGGACCAAGACCAGACCAGACCGAAACCAGGAAAGGATCAGGACCAGACAAGGACCAGGGCAGGGAAAGGAACCAGAACCCGAACAGGACCAGGAACAGACCGGACCGAAACGGGAAAGGAACCAGACCTGACCGAACCGAAACAGGGACCGAAACGGGAAAGGCCCGAATGTCAACACGGGACGGGGAATGGGCCCTCCTTCCGCTTCCTTTCCTTTCCTTGCCTTTCCTTGTTTCGGATTTGTTACGCATACACGCACGCACGAAGGAACATTTAACCTTTCGGATTTCCTTACATGAAGCGAAACGGGTAAATGTGTGGTTTACAGGGGATTAGGGAACAATTCCTTACATATTGTTTCACATTGTGTCGGGTTTTTTCCGTTTATAGTTTGGATTTGTTTGTCGGGGCCGTACTTTTGTCTTGTTCAATTTTTATAACACAAACAAAATGAAAAACGAAACGGCGTTGGTTGTCAAAGAATTAGTTATGACAACATACAAAAGTAATTTATCCAAATTTTCAGAGTCCGAAAGCATTGAGTTAACGGAAATTAACAGCGGCATAAGAGAGTTCATCATAGACCTTTCAAAAGATGGTAAGGTGTGGAGGGGTGAGGTAAATGGAGTTATGATTACAGATGGAGACTTTTGGGCCCTTCCGAAATTGGCAATGTTAGAGGAGTGTTGGTTGTATATTGGCAGACAATTACAACTAATATAACCCACCAGGCCGGAAATATGCACTTTGGGAGCCGTCATAGGTTCCTCCGGCCACAATGCCAATTTTGGCAGATTATCAAAACAAACCAAAAAAATGAAAACTGTAGAAAAACTTTTAAGATTCGCCTACCAAAGGCCCGGACTTAATCCACGGGATTACATTTCTGATTACAGAGATATTCAGGGCAGAAGGGCCTATTTCCGTGAAAGTAGGGAAATAACAAACGATTTGCAGGACTTTAAAACCCTCTTTTCTTTTGCTACTCAAAGAATTGAGAATCTGGAAGAAAAGTTAATAACCTACCTTTCCAAAAATTCAGGTCGTTTAACACTTGAAAACGGAAACCTGCAATATATAACAGGTCAATATTTCCCAACGGAGTACAGACCAGCCGCAAGTAGGGTTATTGCTTCGCTTCTTTGGGACGATTACAGGGAGGAAAAGAATCAAGATGGAACGCAAGTCTATGCGGACGGAATAGCTATCAGGAAGGCAATTTGCCGCAACTTCAATAGAAGGATTTGCAAATATTATTTCAACTAAAACTCAGGGCCGGAAAAGGAAAGAGGCGGGTTCGAGTCCCCCTCCGGCCCCCAACAAAACACGGGAACGGGTGTAGGCCGAACGGGAACGCTTATGTTACAATTTTCAGAAGTTATGCAGGAAGTGAAAGCCCTTTATGAAGGTTGGCTTTCAGATGAAACATTGAAAGATGTTCAAAGCCCTGAAGAAATGCAAATGGAAATGTTGCAATGTATTCAGGGAGTAATAGGTTCAGACTTTGTAATTCTCACAAAGGAGCAGCATCAGAAATTAGTTTGGTAATTAAACAGCAAAGCAAAATGAAAACCTTCAAATTCAAACTTTACATTCGGACGAAACAAGGGCAGGAATTTGTCGTTGCCTGTTCGGAAATCATGGCGCAAAATGTAGATGCAGCCCTGAAACAGTTCAACAAACAAGCCTTACCCTTCCATCACTTCGCAACAATAGAAACGCTATGAAAACAAAGCAAATAGTTGATTCTTGCCTGAATGATATTGAGCTGGACATTATAAGGAACAATGCCCGGCTAAATGTAGCGGTTCAGGACCAAACATTTCGGCTTGCCATTGCAAACGCAAAGCAATCAGAGAGTCTTCTATCAATGTGGGGCGAACCACAACTAAAGAAATACGGCTACAATGTCGCCAAAATAAGGCAGTCAATTGAAAATATAAAGCAGGTTTGTAAAGAGTTCAATATTCGATATTAACCCCCCCTTTCCCATACCCCCGCTGGGGGGGGATGCCTTCGGGCGGTCCGGTTCGATTCCGGATATGGGAGCCAATCTTTGCCGGGAACGGGGCCTAAGCCGAACGGAAAGCAAAATGAAAATTCAGGAACTTATCAGCAAAAAGGGGTATCAATTAAGAATGAACCTGACCAATGGCAGAATAGGGAGTTATTCAGCCGTAAAAAATGGCCGTGTATATGCAACCGAAAAGACACAGACACAACTTTTAAAAAGACTGAAATGAACACATTTGAAAATTTCCTTTTCATTCACGACTCAAACGGAGTGCCATATGGAGGCATTCCCATGAGCCGCCCGGAAGCCGCCCTGAAACTGGCCATAATTGAGGCCATACGGGACAACCTGGCCCCCCTTACGATTAGGGTGGACCTGTACTACCTTATGAACTTTGGAATCGTCAAAGCCTACCAACTTTCTGGCGAGGAACTTTTCTTTTCCGCTTCGATTGAATCCTTTCCTTCACTCCTGACGGCACAGAAATGAACATTACTTTAATCGAATCGGGCTGCCCCTGGACCTTCACCGTCAACGGTCGGGAGGTGGTTGTAACGGGGCTAAACATACAGCACCGGCCCTTTCAACTTGAAGTGTATGACATGACCGAAAACGGCCCCAAGTGCCATTACCGACAGGCCCTTATGCCCTATCTGGCAGACCTGGAACTTGAGGTGGGTTCGTTCCTGTCCATGGACGAAAAAGAGGCCCTCATTGATTTTTTTACAGAGAATTTAGAACACGAAATATGAAAGCACGAATTTTAGTAACGGGGAACAACCCCCAAACCATTGCCGCCACCATTAAAGGAGACGGCCCTCACAGGGTGACGAACACGGGAAGCGTTCTCATTCCGTTCAACAAGTTTAAAGCCGCCCAAAGGGAACTATTGCGGCTCCATGATGATTTAAGCCTTGAGGGGACTTTCCATGTATGGACCCCGAAATGTGACGAACTGATTGCCGAAAGTTTTCACCTATCCATTCTCAAGCCATGACCCACACGATTAAGTGGAACTGCCCCGAATGGGACGGCCCTGAAACTTTAGACGAGGCCGACACGCTCAAAGAGGCTCTTAGGCTTTACGCTCTGGCCCGAAAGGGTGTTCTGTTAGGCGAGAAGCAGAACGCCCGTCTGGTGGCCTGTAAACGGCCTGAAACGGTGGTTGTGTGGATAGAGAGGGAAGGGAAGGCAATTCAGGAGGGGAACTTGCAGAAAGGATTGATTAGATTCTACCAACATGGACAGAAATAAAATTCCCCTTAACACCCTCACCACCGTGGCGGGGGCCTGGCAAATCATTTACCCGGCCTATTGTCAGGACTTCCTTTGGAGCTGCGCCACATTCCGTGAGTTCCAGAATTTGGTTTCGGAAAGGTTTATTCTGGATGATGCCCAGTGGGCCCACATCCATGCACTGTGGGGACAGTTCCACCCCAAACTTACGGCCTGAAATAGCCGTTCCCGTTTTGGAAATTTACAGGGGATCGACACCCCTGACGGGAACAATGTCAGCACGGTGCTGGCAGGATTTAAAACACACACAAATGGAAAAAGAAAAAGAGGTGGGCCCGATGGAGGCCCAATTCCCGCTTCTGTATATGTACAGAACGGAAGTCATGCTATCCGATTGGGAAATCTTTCTCCTGATTGAAGGGCTTACTACAATTATTGAAAAACGGGAGAAGGAATTGAGAGATGGGCTTTTTGGGCCAGATAGGATGGCCCATTTTGACGAAATGAAGGCCCACAGGGAACAACTATTGGCCAAACTAAAAACCATTAAAGTGCTATGAGTATGGAAATTAAAACAGAAGGTTCCCCCGCTGAATATGTCGGGGCCCTTATTCTTGTGGCCAAGGCTGGCCGCATTCGGGTGAACTGCCATATCAGTTCCGATTTCGTTCCGCTCCAGTTTTGGCCCGAATTGGTGGCCAAGTTTGGGGGAACGCTCTGGATGAGCCGTATATTCAGGAATGTATTCTGTGAACTCCCCGAAGGCTTCACCCTCTCCCATAATTTCAGCAAGGAAATTGAGGCCCAGATACAGACTGAATTGCTCCCCGAATTGGTGGAACTACAGCCCGAAAGTAAAATTGAAATCAAAGATCAAACATTCGTTGTATGCAGCACACAGTAAAAGTAGAGATTAGCTATTCGCACGAGGTGACGGTGATTGCCGACACCCTTCAGGAGGCTCAGGAAAAGGCCATAGCCATAGGCATGGAAATGGTTCCTGTTAATTCCTTCAATGTTGAAGTGAGGCCCAGAACGCCCCTCAAAACTTTTCGTTCCGTTTCCGACATGGTGAGGTATTGTGACCACAAGGGCATGATTCCCGTTTCCACTAACATAAAAGCAGACGGGGCCGTTTCCGTCATCCTGATGAAGAAATGAAAAGGAAAGAAATTATTCCCCGCCTTGCCGGGATGGTGTTATTATTTAACTTGTTATACCAATTTTTCAAATGAAAAAAGAACAACTACAGGAGGTGTTGGATGACCTCCCCAAAAAGCTGCACGATATGTACGCTTTCGAAATCATCCCCGAAGGGCCCAATTGCCCCGCTTTCCTGCGGATGGGCCGCTCCATTAACGGCATAATGTCGGAAGTGGAAATCACACCCCTTCTTGAGGTGGTGCATTTGGAAGACTCCCTGTCCTTCCGGAACTCCTACCAGTTCGTTTACCTTTCCACCCATACCTACTCAATCTGTGAATACCGCCGTTGACATATTCATAATTATGTTCGGGACCCTTGCCTGTTGGTCCTTTGCCTGGAAGGCTTACATTGCCCACCATTCAGAAAGATGGAGGGATAAGGTGGTGTATATTGTGTTGGCATTCCTGATGCTGCTGGTTGTATTTGCGGAAATTACGATTGTGAGGCCGCAAAATTTTAAACCGTCCAAAATGGAACACTTCCCAAAATCGCATAAAAATGTGTAAAAAGCGGTTTTTGGAATTATTTCACAATATTATGCAACTTTTTGTTGCACAATATTTTGCGGGGTGTTATGTTTGCCCCGCTCTAAAGCAAAAAGTTTAAAACAATTTCTAACAAATTTTCTAACAAACAAAAAAATGGCAATTATTGTCTCGTCCAAGGGCAGCACGACGGCCCGTGAACCAATTCCAGCAGGGGCCCATGCTGCCCGCTGCTACAGCATCATTGACCTCGGAACTTCCGAGCAGCTTATTTCCGGCAACCAGAGGGTTGTCCGTAAAATCCGCATAACATTTGAACTGCCCACCGAAAGGAGGGTGTTCGGTGAGGAAAAGGGGGAACAGCCCTGCGTAACGAGTAAGGAGTTCACCCTGTCCCTTGCCGATAAGTCCAACCTTCGGGCCTTCCTGAGGTCATGGAGGGGCAAGGACTTTACAGAGCAAGAGGCCGCAGCCTTTGATGTGGCCAAATTGATAGGGGCTCCCTGTCTGCTTAACATTATTCATGTGGCCGGGAAGACAAACCCGTCCAAAATGTATGACGAAATCAGCAGCGTGTCCCCGCTCCCGAAAGGGATGGTTTGCCCTCCGCAGGAGAACCCGTCCTTTGAGTTTTCGGTTTCGGAATGGAACCAGAAAGCGTTTGAGGAAATGCCCCAGTTCCTTCGGGAAAAGATTATGGCAAGTTTTGAGTTCCGGGAGTTAATGGCTCAGGGCATTGCCCGTCCCGTTACGGCAGGACATAACGCTGCCTTTCCTGCCGCTGCCCCTGTGGCTCCGGCTCCCGCTCCTGCTGCCCGTGTTGTGGCTCCCACGCCTCCCCCTGCCCCTGCTCCTTTTATTGACGAGGATGATGATTCAGATCCTCTTCCATTCTAATTTTCTAAACAATTTCTTTTTACAAAAATGAATTTGTTTCAAATTACACAGGAATTTCTCGAACTGGCCTCCCTCATTGAGGAGGCCGGGGGCGAGGTGAACGATGCCATCCTTGAGGAACTGGCCATCAGTCGGGGCAACTTCGCCCACAAGGCGGAAGGATACACGAAATTGATTCTCAAATGGGAATCCGAATCGGAGGCCGCATCAGCGGAAATCAAACGGATACAGGCCCTGAAAAAGACGAAGGACAACGCCATAGCCCGTCTGAGGGACACGCTCCTACAGGCCCTTATGGTGTTCGGGTCTGAGGACAGCAAGGGAATCAAGCGTTACGAAACGGCCCTGTTGAAGCTTTCCACAAGGCGTTCCGCTGCCGTGGAAATTACGGACGAAACGGCCCTGCCGGAAGAGGCTTTCGTGATTAAACGGGAAGTGTCCAAGACGGCCATCAAACGGCTTCTGGAAGACGGAATGGAGATTGATGGGGCCGCTATTAAGGAGAATGTATCTTTGCAGATAAGATGAGATACGGCTCAGTTTGTTCAGGAATAGAGGCGGCTTCCGTAGCATGGGAGCCGCTTTCCTGGCAAGCCCAATGGTTTGCCGAAATTGAACACTTCCCTTCCGCAGTTCTTGCCCACCGATTCCCAACGGTTCCGAATTTGGGGGACATGACTAAAATTCACGAAACAAAACAATTTCAAAATGCAAATATTGATTTGCTTGTTGGAGGCACACCTTGTTTTGCGTTAGGAACTCCAATTGTTACAAGCAGGGGCATAATTCCTATAGAAGATGTTGTGGTTGGTGATATGGTTCTAACTCACAAATTAAGATGGAAGCCGGTTCTTGCAATTGGTAGCAAAGAAGCAGAAACCGTAATGCTTGGTGGACATGGGAATGGTGGTATAGAAACCACTCCAGAGCATCCATTTTATAGCAAGATTAAGAATCAAATTTGGAACAATTCAAAACGGATGTACGAAAGGAATTTGTCTCAAGATGCAGAATGGATTGAAGCCAAAGATATGGTGGGTAGGTTTTGGGGAATCCCAACAAGTGGAGAATTATTGCCGATTCCTCCAATCACATTAAGCGGGAACGAAACACATCTTCCAATAATGAATCAAAGTTTCTATTGGGTAGTTGGTGCGTGGCTTGGTGATGGATGGACAAGGATTTCGGAAAGGCGTAGCTATGTCTTGATTTGTGCAGACAAAAACAATCACAAATCCATAGCACAGCATTTAGATGGATGCAATCTAAAATACTCCATTTCTGAAGAAAGAACCACAATAAAGTATCAAATAGCCTCTTCTGCATTGGCTAAATGGCTTGTTGCAAATTTCAACAAGGGAGCAAAGAATAAAACCCTTGCTTCCTGGGTGCTGTTTGGGCTAAGTGAAGAAAGTAAGAAATCGCTTTTTGATGGATATTGCTTTGCTGATGGCTACAAGATTTATAATAACAAACAAGATCAAAATGGTTTTGGAGCAACTACAATAAGCCAATGTCTTGCCACAGGAATAAGACTTTTGGCGGCATCACTTGGCTATTCGGTTGGAGAAAATTATTGCAAACCCAAGAGAAGAGTTACCACAATTGAGGGGCGCAGAGTTAATGAACAACCATTCTATCAGATAAGGTTTCACTCCCATAGCCGTTCTGCTGTTCAAGAAAATGGGATACTTTGGCAAAAAACAAAAACATACAAACAAACCAATGCAATTAGAACTGTTTCCAATATCGAAGTTGCCGACGACAACAGTTATGTCGCTGGAGGGATTATCGTCCACAACTGCCAATCCTTCTCCGTCGCCGGACTTCGAAAGGGACTGGATGACCCTCGTGGTCAACTCATGTACACCTTTGTTGAACTTGCTGCTCGAAAGAGGCCCAAGTGGGTGGTTTGGGAGAACGTCCCCGGAGTCCTATCCTCTAAC